AAATAAAGTGTTCATTATAGAGCGGTTTCTAAAATTTTTGAACACGGCCTCTTTTTGAAAATAGCTATTCTTTATATCAAAATAACCGAAAAAAATAATAAAAAGACTCAATAGTATGTATATCTTCTTTTATGGTGTATTCTTGTGTCTTAATCGTTTGATTCATTGAAAGTGCGGCATCAAACATATTTTCGAGATGATATAGTCGTTCCCGATTGAAAATAGGTACAACTAGCAACTCCAAAAAAGACTTTAATGTTCGGAAGTTGTGTTTGAATTGTGATATGTCGTAATCTGTTTGACTAACTGTCTCTAAAATTTCTTTGTTTGTCTCTGTATAACCATCATGGTGATCTAAGTCGAAATCACCGTGCATTTGCATATCGATGCCGTATACGTGGTCTTTGTAATCACTCTTTTCGTCGTTCATTGGTCTTTCTCTCTATTGATTGAAAATGTGGCTCTGAACCGTTATATTGATTATACCTATCCTTATGGAAAGAGTTCCATTCTTATTATGAACAAATAATGAATACAATGACAAATTCAATATGGTCATACGAACAACAATGGTTCATGGCCTGGCTATGTACTCCGGAGAAAGGACGTAAGCCTAAAACTCAAACGGCTTTAGCAAAGGAAATGGGTGTAAATCGTAAAACGCTCAGTACATGGAAACAAAATCCTGAGTTCATCAAGGCCGTAAATAAAAAGATGTTTACGGCAACGAAAGAATTTTGGGGTAGAATTCCAGAATATCTTGAGGCAATAATCTCCCATGCAATCGACGGAAAAGCTCACTACGCTATGGTTGTAAAAGACTTTATCATAGGGTCAAATCAGTTCTCTCATCTATTCAAACCAGAAGAACAAACTGGTAATACAGATACGAATAAGATGACTGATCAAGAAATAGATAATGAACTGATGAAACTACTTCGTCGAAAGAAAACTTCTAATGGAAAATTAATAACCATAACAGAAGAAGCCAGGTTAAATTAAATACGACAATTATGACGTACGATGGAGATGACGTATTTTTTATCGAGAAATATAATATGACAAGGAGTGAGTTTCTCGATAATATGAGAGAACTCAATTCGGAGGATTTGAACAGAGCTATGAAGCTTCTTCGTCAACGCGATGAAAGAAGATTCTATCAACTTAATCCTTTGAATTGGATAGAGGATATACTGGGTATCAAGATTGAATCCTTAATATGGTCTATGAATAAAGGCTATGTAAAGTCTGGTAGACTTACGCTTGAAGGAAAGATTGTAGAGGAAAAATGGGACGGAACGCCCAATCCTATACAAGCTATAGCTAACAGTCTTGTAGAATGGCAAGATACAGCCGTCGAGAGCGGAACAGGAACAGGGAAAACTTTTTTAGCAGCAGCATTAGTTTTATGGTTCTTAGCCGTTTACCCTATGTCCAAGGTATATATGGTTTCCACTAAAAAAGATGCGCTTCGGCAAAACTTATGGCCCGAACTTGAAAAACATTGGGCAAAGTTTGCAAAAAAATATCCTGATGCTCAGAAAATGGACCTGAAAGTGCGTATGCATCCCGACGAGGACCAAAAAGAAGTCTGGGTGTTAGATCATCTAATTGCCTCGGTTGGTGCAGATGAACTATCTGCGGGAAAAGCCAAAGGAAAACACGCAGAACATATGCTTTTTGTAATGGACGAAGCCAATCATATTGAACTTCCCATTCATGAGGCTATAGAAAATACTTGTACTGCGCCGCATAATCTGAGACTACTTCTTGGTAATCCTGAATCAACTGCTGATTCTCTTCATCAAACAGCAATTCGTGAAGATGTTCTTCATATAAGGATTTCTTCATATGATCATCCCAATATAGTCGGTAATTCTCCTGAAACTCCACTAATGGATCAAATCCAGGTTATTCCTGGGGCCGTGAGTTGGAAATCTATTTCAAAGCGTAGAAATAAATACGGACCCGATGCAGAGACCTATAATTCACATCCTCTGTATCAAGCTATGGTTCGGGGAATATGCCCGATTACTGCCGTACATTCACTTTTCTCTGTTCGTACTTTACAAATTGTTGGAGAATATTTGCAACAAATTGAACAACAAAATCCTACTACTGGAAGATGGATTCCTGATCTATCGATAGTCCACAGAGAAGGTCAGTGGGGTTCTGTCGAAGGCTTTACTCGTATTTACGAAAAGCCTCGTTATGATTACCTTCATAGGTATTTAATATTCGCTGATGTTGGTGGAGATCAAGGTACAGGAGACCACCACGCTGCGGTGGTTTTAGATAGAATTAAGAAAAAAATAGTGGCTCTTATTCGTATGAGAGGCAATAGAAATTACTACATAGATGAACTTCTTCGTGTATCAGAATTTTATCGAGGATATGATCATACAGGAAATAATATGCGGGGAAGATGGTATTGGCCAATGCTTTGTTGGGAAAAAAATGCAGTAGGTTCGTTAGAACTTTCAGAAAGGTTTATGAATTATCCAAACCTCTATATTCAGCGAACTACTGATAAGCCAAAAGAAGGTAAAAAACAGAATGTATATGGATGGTATACGTCATCTAAAAATAGATCTTCTATGTTGAATCATTTAGTCGAATGGGGTACGTCTTTAAGGGAACGTCCGTGGAGAGTTCCAGACCAAATCATATTCGAAGAAATGAAAGTTATGGAATGGAAGCTTTCTAGGCATAGATATGAGGCACGTTCAGGTAGTTATGACGATATCATGATGGCAATGGCAGGGGCACTTACTATTGATTTCATTCTTCCTGATCCTATCAAGATGGTTTCCAATCCAAATATTTCACCAACCCAAAAACTTTATAATAAGAAAGTGCATAGATTGACAAAAAAGTTAAGACAAACAAACCGTAAGAGAGGTTGGGGGCATACAAGTTGGGACGATGCTCGAATACCAAAATCTTTGAGATGAATCCAATATAGGATTAATCCTGTAAAAAAAGATTTAAAAAAATTAGTCTGGGTCAAATGTAATTTGACCAATTTTCCGCAGGAAAATCATCTTTTTATGAAAACCTCGTTTTTAGGCGTTTTAGGGGGTTTCTAACACCTATAAACATATTTGAGTCCGGATTTCGGACGTTGATCCTTGAAACTAGGCCAAAAACGCACTTTTTTTGTCATGTACCTAGATTATATTATGAAATAATATAATCATATATTGAAGAGAAACGAAACAAAAGAAACAAAAGAAAGAAAGAAACTATATAAAGAAAGAAAGAAAAAAAGAAAATAAAGGAAATAGAAGCCTTATAAAAGGTATGATCGCACTAAAAGTTGACATAATCCAAATAAAGCTTTACATTTGATAGTCAACACCAACAACTCTCAAGATATGTCTTTTATTCACGACAGATTTAGTGAACTGCAAGGAGATAAAGATGCGATAGTAAAAGCGACATTGAGTCGTTTTGAAGACGATGTCGATTGGCGAACTAATTCGTTCTTCTCGCGAAATAGTAATTTTGTCAGAGGAAGTACTGCGTTTGATGAAGCAGTAAATTTGTTTGAAGCAACATCAGAAAATCCAGGAAGTGATTTACCCAGAATTAATTTGATTCGTAGGGCAGTAGAAGATTTCTTGGCTGTTACGTTGGAGAATATTCCAACCGCAAGGTTATTTCCAGATAGAGTTGTTCCTCAGTATTTGCCGCAGTGGCAAAAAGATATGAGACTTGATATTGTGGAAGAGGCCGCACATGTCATGAATGCCTATGTTAAGACGATCATGAATGTCGAGCAGTATCAAGATAAAATACAACGAGCAGTTTGGATGTCGGGGATTTTTGGAGTTGGTTATGTTCAAGTTGGACTAGATACTTCGGCAGATATTCGGGAATCGTTTGAGTTGCGTAATTTAATGGCCCAGGATGAACTCAGTCCTGACGAGGCTCGAAGAATAGATATCCTCACAAAACGAATTCAATTACAGGTGCCTGATCCGAGAGATGTTTATTGGGAGTCTGGAAAACGAAGGGTAGATGCCGATATGTTGAGGGTATCGATTATTTCTCGTGAGTCAACGCGTGTGCTACAAAAAGAACTTGCGGATAAGGTTGATAATCCTGAAAATATAAGACCGGGTAAATTTCCACATTCTGTTGGGGAAACACGTATAGGTGGTCTTTCATCGGGCGTCTCGATATCTAACAATGAACAAACAGCGATTATGGATATGTGGGAATTGGAACCTGTTGAGAAGGTTAGAACTATACCTGATCCTGAGACGGGAGTTGACCTGGAAATGCCTTTTACTGATTGGTTTTTGCATCATATTCAAATAGCTGGAGGAGAGTTCGTTTTCCATAAAATGTTTACTGGTATTTTGTCTGATGACGACAAAAATATGGAAGAAGGTACACTTCAGCTTCCAGTCGTTCCTGTTTATTTACGTCAGAGTGTAGATCATCCATATGGTTTTTCGATTCCATTGATGCTTAAAAAATCAGAGGAATTTATCAATGTGATGAGAACAATTATGTACAAAGGAGCACGAAAAGCTGTTGTGACGCAAGGTGTCGTCGTCGCAATGCCTAATCTAGGTCGTGACGATCTAGATGAGTTAGAGACCGTATTGGAAGAAGGTGGTATTGCTCGAATCTTTGGTAATAGTCAGTCGCCGCTTGATATTAAAGACACTGTTATGCCTTTGTCTTTCGCAAATGCACCTATCAATACAGCTTTAATTCAAGCTATTGATAGTGAAATGGGCGCGTTTCGTCTCCAAGCTCAAGCTGTTGATCCGAGTGAATTAAGAAGTGCTCGTTCTGGATCAGCTAAACGAGCACAAATAGCAGCAGCAGATCGTCCAAAGAGCATATCAATTCAGATGCTCAGTGAAGGGATAGAAACTATTATGGAACTTATATATAAAAATGTAAGAGTTTTCCATAATACAGAAGTTGGTGTGATGATAGATAGTCCTGCTGGAGAAGGAAGAGATTACGTTACTTTGAACGAAAGATTTGAACGAACAATTATAGATCAAGATGAATCTGCTGTGACACCTCAGAATCCTCTAGGTTTTGTCATTACTACTTTTGAAGCTACACTCAATGCTACAAACTTAAATATGTTTGCTAAATCGTCTGGTCGTAGTGATCTACCACTGGATATGATTAGTAGATTTCAATTGCTTATTGGTCTTCAACAAGCAGGAATTCTTGATCCTATTACAGTACAAGAATTGACTCTCGATGACAATATTCGCGAACGAGATGAACAAAACCGTCGTCGAAGACAGGAAGTAATGTTACAACAGCAACAAGCATTAGCACCTAGTATGATGCCATTACTTAATGCAAGGGATAATACCGCCGTTCAGCGTATGATAGGTGGAGGTTCGCCTCTACCTGGTCCGACCGAAATGCAACCTAATAGACAAGATATTGCATCGGACTTATTGAACCAGGGACCGATTTCGTCCCCTTCGGCTGCAATGTTTGCTTAATTTCATTAACTCACAAGGTTAGTCAAATGTTATATGCTTTACTTATTTTTGTGGCTATAGTCACAACATCAATTTCTATTTACCTATTCATTAGAACACGAAAAATTCTAGAAAAAAAAAACCACAATCTATTTTTCCAGATATACCAAATGTTGGAAAAATTATACGTGAGGCATATCCTCGAATAAATGATAATTATCCTTTAGAAGATATGTTAATACTTTTTGAAAAGGAAGCAGAAAGAACAGAGGAAGAAACAGATTTTCTACGCAGAGTTACACAACAGCAACCTAGTTTTTATGATAAGAATATTATCGAAGAACCTATTATTTTATAACTCACAAGGTTAAATTTTCTTAGTAGGGAGAACCACCTACGCAAGGTCATTTGACACAATCAATAACCTACCGTATATTAATACTATGTCATTAGACAAAAATAATCCACTTCGAAATGCTCGTGAAGCCGGTATGTACTCGCAAAACGATTTGACTGAGCAAATGATGGATAGCGTTTCAAACGCAGATGGTGAGAGCAAAACAACTGCTCAAACTCAAGACGGAGGTCATATGATCGCCGCAGCACTCGGACTCACCCCTAACCCACCAGGTGTAAAGGATGACGATGATGAACAACAAGACTCTGATAATAATGCCGAAACACACGACGAAGAAGAAACCGAGACTACCGAAGAAGTAGAGGAAGATGGTGAAAAAGATGACGACTCTTCTGAAGAAGATGCTGATACTGACAGTAGTGATACTGATAGTGAAGCAGATGACGATGAAGAAGACGACACCTCTTTTGAATCTGATTACCTCTATAAAAACGATAAAGGACGCGAGATTTTTCTTGAAGCGACCGATATCGAAACCGGAGAGTCATCTATTTATCTGACTCGTGATGAAGCAAAGAAGGGTCTAGAACGCCAACTTAATCTTATAGGAACTCTCAAGGAAGAGAACGAAGCACTTGAGACAGATCATGAAAATAAGTTGGGCCGTGCGAATGAAGAACTAGCGTTTTACCGCACTGCCATTAACAAAGAGTCGCTACGAGCGATGCTAATTTTATCTCGTATGCCCGAAGATCAGCGAGGCGTTGATCCCGTCAAGTTGAATGATACAGAAAAACTTCGAACATACGAACAAGCCAGGGCAAGAGCCGAGGCTAAACTTGACGTTGAAGTCGAGCAAGGAAAAAAAGATGCAAACGCTCTTATTGAGACTCGGAAAACACGAACCGTTGCTTCACAAACATTCGTAACGAAACTTCTGAAAGATGAGAAGTTCGTTGGTATTCGTAATGCCGAAAACAAAGTCGCTCTATCGAAACGTCTAAAAACTAAGGTTTCTACTCCTGGTGGAGAAGAGTTTACCTTACGAAAGATGGTAGAGCTTGTTACCGATGAGTTTGGTGAAGACTTTGGTAAGATTTTCCTTAATGGTGTTGTGATTGAATTTAGATCTGATACGCAAAAAGAGGTCTCAAAGACAGTCAAGAAAGCCGCCAAAAATATCAAAACAAAGCGGCGAGTTACAAAGGCTAATCCTAATAAGAAACCTTCTGGTGAACGCAATGCCAATGATATGATTTTGGGTGCGCTCGAAGATGAGAAAAGGGACAGGTCTCGACGGCATCGGCAACCGTATTAATACGTTCATTACCCTTAATCCTAAAAATTATTTATCATGGCCCTATTAAAAGTTGAGGCCGACAAGCTAACTAATGAGTCCTTAGTACGAGGAGTTGTCGAGGTTCTTATCACGAGAGGAAATAGAGACCTTTTTAGTTTGTTGCCTTTTAGACGCTTCGAAGGTTCTGCTTATGCATTTAACCAAGAAGCAACTCTTCCCTCCGGCTCTTCAGCCCGAGACCCGTATGGAACGACCATCCCTGGTGGCGTCGGTACACGTCTTCGTCAAGCTATTGACGTGGGTATGTTGGCACGTGACGCCGATACTGCTCTTATTGACATAGTTGGTAAGAGTGATTTCAACAATCAGAGAAGTAATGATATTCAGATGGCCGCAAAGAAGTTGGCTCAAGACTTCTCTTTCCAGTTCGTCAACGGTCGAAGTGATCTTGGTGTAACCTATGCCGACTTCAACCTACGCGGACTAGAACACTGGTTGGCTACTTATCTCGCGTCTTTTCCAGATCAAGTAATTTTTGCCACAAATGATGGTCTTTCAAATGGTACGAAACAATCATTGAGTCTGACCAAGATCGATGACCTTTTGAGTCGTTGGAAAGGTCAAGGATTTGATGCCATTAAGTCCGATAGAGCAACTGCGGTTGCTTTTAAGGGTCTTCTAAACCTGGCTGGTGGAAACACTGGTGCATTGTTTATGATTGACCAGTTTGGACAACCCGTTATGCAATACTCGGGTGTTCGTTGGTACATCTCAGATGACGTAGGCGCAGAAAAGGTATCTGGTGCAGCGGGAGAGATTACGTCGGGCGCTGCTACATTGGTAGTAGACGACGTTAAGGATCCCTTCTGGATTGGTTTCTCTGATCTGGACGTTGGTCGTGGCATCGACGTAACTACAGCTTCGATTCCGGCTAATACTACGGTTCTTTCTGTGACTGACATTCGTACAGTAGTACTCAGCGCTAATGCTGGGGGAACTGCTACAGTAGGTGTCGTTACGGTTTCGGCAACTGAAGCCATTTACGCGGTACGCTTCGATGAAATGGACGGTATGTCTGCCATTTATCATTCAGGCCGAGGTGTTCCTGTTGGTAGTATTGGCGAACACCACGGTCCCATCGCTGGATTTGATTCCGAGGACATCGGTCTACTCGAAAGCGGAAGGATTGTCCGTATGGCGTTGCACTGGTTCGGAAACTTTGTTTTGCATAGTCCGTTCGCCACTGCTCGATTAAGCCATTTTACTGTGTAAGTTGAAAGACTTGCATATCACATCATAAATAACTACTTTACTAGGGTCTCTGGAGCGTCCGGGGGCCCTAGTATGGGTTTAAAGGGAGATTCTATGGAATTGTATTACATCAAAGCACCCGATACCATGACATTACATGGTCAGGTTTCTCATTATAAGTGGACGAATAATGTAAGTCCACTTCTAAGTTTAATTGAAGCTCGTCGACTTAATGCTTTTATCGGAGGCGAAATTGTAATGATAGATTTTGGTAGGTTTACTTCGGAAGATCTTGAAAAGATGGTTCGTTATTACGGAAGCGTTAAATCTTTTTTAGATTCTTTAGGCCCTGATGAAAATATACCGGGATCAGAACAAGATATTAAGGAAGTTACAGAAATTATTACACCTTCTGATGCCGTAGATGTGCTGAAAAAAATAAAAGAAGATAATCCTCCTGTTGTTTTTAACGTTAATGATAAAGGAGAAATTGACGTTCAGAATGATAAAGACATAGTTATCGTTCTTCCTAAAGGTGTTCTTCCTAATGATGTTGTTCTTTCTGAAGAAAGACAGGTAATTATAGAAAGAACTGAGGAAGAGACAAAAAAAGCGGAAGAAGATGTTCTACGTATGGTGACACAGCCTCGTCCTAGTTTTTATGCTCAAACTATTATTCAAGAGCCGAATCTTCCTGTACATGAACAAAATATTACACTCGTGATTACTACCCCGATCACGGTTGATAACAATAATAATATTTCCGATCTTAGAGATGTATCTCTGGATTCACTAATTGTTGATCAAATTGCAGCTACGCGAGGAATCGTTTTTCCATCATATAATACTATGAAAGCAGATCTATCTACTGCGGATAAAGAGATAGAAGGTTTTGATCAACGTAGTCTTCTCGGAGGTAGTACAAAGACGCAGAGTGTTCGTCGAACGTGGCTTTATCTCCAATTTATCAAAGAACCTGAACTCGTATAATAATGTCTACTCCATACAAACCTATTGCCACAAGAGTTGCTTTAAATGAATCTCTTTTAGGTTCTCCAACTGCCTATCATAAAATAACGATTACTTCAGGACAGACTAAGAGCAATGAAGTTTTGCATCTAAAGGGACATTCTATTGTGGGTGTTATTTTCGATGATGATGTTGGTGCCTCGGTTACACTTACTGCTAATGTAGGGGTTATAAATGAACTCCCAACAGCAGATTCACTTGGCCCTCAACCTGAAGGTACATTTAGTGTAGCAATGGCCGATAATACTTCTCCATCTGTAGCACCTGCATCAGGTTTGCCAGGTTGGGAATTTGTAGAGTTTGTGGTAAATGCCGATCCTGCTGCCAATATCACATTTTTTATTGTGACAAAAGCACTATAATAAAATGCCGAATTTCTATCATAGAATGCTGGGACCCATAAATCTTCTACTTTATCCTTTTGATACATTCGGGATTCCTTCAGGATTATCTGTACTATTGTTACATTCTGGAGGAGGATTACAGTTGCATTCAGGTGGTTTTCTTCTTCTTCATCCATAGATTACAAAAAATATGTCTTCTCTACTTCCCGCACTTCCTGCACTTGCTGCATTAACAAGAGGCGATGTATTTTTCGTCACGGAAGATCCTGGCGTTACTCCCGCTGATAAGAAAATAAACATCGAGATTCTTTTTGGAAATTTACCAAAACTAGACGACATCGTGTTTCAATCGGAGGTGGACTCGGCAGTTTTCTTGCAGGTATTCGATACGGCGGGGGCTGTCGTTTTAGCCGTAGATACGGTGAACAAGCGTCTTGGCGTAGGAGTTTTGCCTACCCAGGCTTTGGATGTTGTGGGAATTGGTAAGTTTTCGAGTGTTGTTGACTGTACATCAGTGCGTCAGGTTGCTAACCCAGGCAACCAGTTTCAGTTTAGTGCAAGTGAGGTTAGAATGATAGTAGGTAATGCGAACCTGGTTAATAGCAAGTCTACTGCGGTTCAGATAAATCTAACTGAAAATGATGTAGATTTTGAGGTTCATTGGGATTCGGGAGTCGCTTTGTTTATGCAAGGATCGACGGGTGACTTGGGAATTGGTACAGTGGCTATGCCATCGGCTGGTGGAGGTAAGGTACTCGCTTTCGGTGATAATGCAGCCGATCCAACGATGGCTGCGAATACTGCCGGTTTCTACGGCAAAGACGTTTCGGGAACCGTGGAGGCATTCGCTATCGATGAGGCGGGTAATGCCGCCCAACTCACATCACATCCTCCGGACGCCCCATCGGCGTTTTACCTGCCAGGCGATAGGCTTCCGCCCTATATTCAAAAGTCTTTTAATATTTATATCGGCATACTCGACTGGCTCCGGCCTGATACGTCAGTACATCAATATGAAACCTTTATTGCCTACAATATGCGTAGATCGTTTGTCGAGGGGCACCCAGAGTTTATGGTTCAGTATGATTGGACCGAGCAACAGCAGATCCAGGTAGACCGCTCTGAGGCTGTACATGATGCCTGGTCCTCTGGTGATCAGAAGGGTCCGGAGCCCGAAATATATATTGCTCAGGAGCCGCCCCAGAGTCTTCAGAAGTATGGTATCGCTTTAGAAAATTAAAAAAAAATATGGCGTCTTCTCTACTTCCCGCACTTCCCGCACTTGCTGCATTAGCAAGAGGCGATATATTTTTCGTTACGGAAGATCCTGGTGGTGCCCCCACTGATAAGAAAATAAACATCGAGACTCTTTTTGGAAATTTACCAAAACTCGACAACATCGTGCTTCAGTCAGAGGTTGATAGCGTAACGTTTCTTCAGGTTCTTGACAACGATGGCGGGGTGCCTGTGCTGAACGTCGATACGTTGAATGAACGTGTTGGCATCGGCACGGCAGTACCTTTTCGTCAGCTAGATATTGAAGGGCTAACAGCCGTCGGTGGTGGGCACATGGCACTAATAACGGGAACGTCAGGGACAGGCGAGACTCTTGGTACGATCTCGTTTGGCAACGCCACTGACAATGCACTATCGAGAGTCCGCGCTAGAGCAGACGGCGCGAATGACTCTGGTAAGCTTGAATTAATGACAAAGAACTTGGGCGGGGGATTTATTGTTAGACTAATCATCAATTCTGATGGCAACGTCGGCATCGGCTCAATAACTTCACCATCGGCTGGTAGCGGTAAAGTACTTTACGTCGGCGACAATGCCGGAGATCCGACGATGGCGGCGAACACCGCAGGTTTCTACGGCAAAGACGTTGCTGGGACTGTGGAGGCATTCGCCATCGATGAGGCGGGTAACGCCGCCCAGCTTACATCGCATCCCGAAGATGCTCCACCGCAATATTATCGCGGTGTTACGGAGGATGAGATTCCGTCTTTTATCCGAAAATCATTTAACCTCTACATCGGTAAGATCGAGTGGTTTCGCTCGGATATTCCGCTCCGCAGCTACGAAACGTTTGCTGCCTACAACACGCGTCACGGTTTTACTGCGAGAGATCCTGGATTTCTAGTTCAGTATGACTGGACCGAGCAACAGCAAATCCGGGTAAATCGCTCTGAGGCCGTACATGAGGCTTGGTTTTCTGGTGATCAGACGGACCCGGAGCCTGAAATATATATTGCTCAGGAGCCGCCCCAGAGTCTTCAGGATCGTGGCATCATCTTAGAAAATTAAAAAAAAACAGAAGGAAATGTCATGAAGAACTCTTTGAAGTTATCGGATAAAAATACACAAACGTTTCAAAAATTATTAGCAGAAAGAATACAAATAAGTTTTTCTGCTGTTAGTAATCAAGAAAAAATATATATTTTCTTAGAAACGGTTTTTAATTTTGAGGATATTGAAATAAGTAGTGTTAGTAATGTGGAACTTGAAGAAAATGTTTTGACTTGGGATACAAGTGATGAAAAGAGTGATGAAAGAGAATAAAATATTTTAATAACGATAGATTATGGCTAATAGCATTTACGACGTACTATCTTATTACCCAGGTACAATGCAAGACAGTGACTTTGTCTTTGCATTTGAAGCGCCACGTTCTGTAAAATTTACAAGTGGCATCGGATTCGCAGAATTTCCTCCTACCGCCGCAGTAACGCTTCAAATTAATAAAAACGGATCCAGTGCAGGAACAATAGATATCACTACAGCCGCTGTTTTCACATTTAACCTTACTGGAGGCGAAGTCGTTTTGGCTGATGGTGACAAACTTACGGTTGAAGCGCCTTCGTCTGGAAATACTGTTTTAGGAAATGTCTCTATTACGTTCCTTGGTCAAGAAAACCCCGATGCAGCAGATGTATCGACGGTGTATGATTTTTCGGGATACGCGTCAGAGTTGATCCTCCCTGCCGCAAGAATTATGCAGTGGCTTGTTGGTCAAAATGGTGTAACGGTCAATGGTGGTACTGGGACGGTAGAAGTAGGATCAAATGCCCCGGTAACATTCAACATAAGAACATTTATAGGAACAACTTTGACAACTGTTGGTATTATTTTGGTTAATGGTACTGTTGTGACCGTATCTATCAGCAGTTTTAGTCTGAGTCTTGGAAACCTACTTATTATAGAATCTCCTAGCGGCACAACTCCGGTTGATACCACACTTAAAGGTTTGGCTATAACATTCACAGCAACAAGAACAGCTTAATATGCCACTTGGATCATTACATATTATGCGGAGGGTATTTGATGTCCTTAATCAAAACCTACCTCCAACAGTTACGCTTTGTAATGTTCAAGCTGCTGTACCCGGAAGTTGTGGTTTGGATATTAATTTGTGTGATGTGATACCTACCAAGACAACATCATCCATCCCCCCTGCGTCTGGTGGTCCTCCTGTAATAACAGTGGTTGATGTTGATATAGAACTTGATGTTGTCGCACCTCCAAATAATCCAATTGTGGTTATAGAAGATGGTTCGTCTGATCCTAGTCCCTGGCCTGGAGGCACAACTAAGACCATTATTATCCAGGGAACTGAATCTGATGGGAGCCAGGAAATTGCAGATATCTTTTGGTTCAACAACACGTTTCCTATTGCCCCTGCTTCAGTTCAAGCCCAAGGATTTAGTGGATCCTGGGGAAATATCGCGACTACTGATATATCGGGAGGTTTAGGTCAAGCATTTAAAAATGTTACCACTGGCTTTACACAGAAACGTTGGGTTGTTACGTTCTTTATCCCTACTGGAACGACAACGGGTGTCTTTACAATGGGGACAACCTTTATAGATAATGCAGCGTCTCCTCTAACAACAAATACAACGTTCAGTAGAACAATTACTTAAACTATGCCCTGCCCAGTACAAGGATCTCCTATTACAGTAAATCAGAGTGGCCTGACAAAAGTTGGTTTCACTCCTAATATTACAAGCGATATGATTGTAGTGTCAGGACTTGTTGCGCCTACGATTAGGGTATGGCTGGAGACGATTAAAACACTTACTGGTAGTGAAATAACCCACGGTCTCGGAAGCGGTACAGAGTTTCCTTCGTGGTTAAGTTCACTTGTAGGAACACCTGTACTTGATGCTGTTCTTAATACCTGGACGGCACCTGTCCAAATTACTATTGATTTTGCTCTTATGGACGAACAAAACACAGATTTTGTGAATTTAGGTATTGATGTTGATGACAGTGTTAATAGTATCGTTCAGAAAATAATCTGTGTAGATTTCGTGCAGAACTAGACTAAAAAAATATATGCCCTGCCCAATACAAGGATGCACAGTTACAACAGGTACGGATAATCCTGTTAAAACATTTATCCCTACGTTGCCTGGTGCATTACAGAATCAATTTACTTTAGTCTCACCTACAGGTGATGCTTTTCAGAATGTAGCCGTTACATTAGAAACGGTGAAGCAACAACTTATTGCTGAATCTACGGGTTTGGGACTTACGCCTACGTGGATTACGTTTGTAATAGTCGATGAGCAGGTTATCGGTAGTAATCGTGTTGCTAATGTACAGATTAGTGTGGACGAAGACGCAATGGAAATTGCATTTCCCTTGACCGAGTTTTTAAATATTCAGATTTCGGCGTCCAATGGATCTCAGACAACAATAAAAAGTTTTTGTTATACACCATCTACAGCTACAGATATATTTATTGTTATTCTGGCTAATGAGTCGAATGATAGATTCTGGACGTTTGATCCTGGGGATCCTGAAAATACGACTAATGAAATAATTCAACTGGGCGACGCAACAATTACAGGGCGTCCGGCATATTCTTCAGCAACAGCTAAAATTTATTGGACAGACGAGAAGCCATCTCCTGGAACAATGTCGTTGCAAGAAATAAATGTGGATGGTACCTCCCAAGCAGAGGTTGTTTCTATCGCATCAGGTTCATCTAGTGAAGATTCCAACTGTGCAGTAAATGGAGTATTTATAGGATATCATACTACCCAGAGAAAAGCATCTGTTAATGTCGATGGAACAGATCAACAAACTTGGAGTACGATAAGTAGTGGTTTTATAGATATAGCTCCAGCATTAGATACCCGAGAATTCTGGTATGCTTCACTTAGTGGTTCGGATATAATTGAACGCCGCGTTTATGATACTGCGGGTACTATAAAAGAAACTGTCAATACAGGTGTAACTAATCCCTCTGATCTTGCATCAGATCCTGCCAATGGAAACGTTTTTTGGATCAATAATGGCACTGATATTATAAATAAGATTGTTTTAGGTGGTGGATCTACTGCTGTATTCAAAGACGAAAGTGGAGCTAGATTATTCTTAGGTCTTATAGGAGTTTTGGACGGAAAACTTTGGGTCTTTCATGATGATGGGAACGGAGGATCCGATGTTTGGGTTGGTTCTTATGATCTCGTAACCGCAGTATTTACTGCGGCAGATAATAAACGAATAGATAACATAACTGATTTTTCAGGGAAACAACTTTTTCCTGGTTCCTCGGCCATATTTAGAGCATAAGTTATGCCTTGTATTACACATCCATGCGACGTTGTAGTTGACACTCCAAGTGTTAATCAAACCGTGATATTTGTTCCTACACCACCAGGTCAGTTTACATTTTCTGATCCTGACGCGGATACGTTTGTCAATCTTTTGGTATGGATTGCTGCTATTAAATATGTTGCTGATTCTTCTGATACTATTCTAGGACTAGGCAGCGGCCAGGAATTTCCTACGTGGTTAACATCACAGCTAATCAACGAACAGGTTATACTTGGAGTAAGAAATGCAAATCTTCAAGTTACAATAGATGAAAGCGGTTTCTCAAGCGGTAAAGCTGTAGAGTTTATTAGAATTGGTGTTAGAATAGGTGATGGTCAAAATCCAAATATCGATACTGAGTTTTGCTATACGCCGAGTACATTTATTACACCAGGAGCATTTGCCGTATTCGTTGATACAAACGACGACTTGATAATAGCTTCTAATCTTAACGATATTAACGGAAGTTCGACTATAATCATTAATACAGGAATAGTTGCGGGAAGACCGGGTTTTAATGTTCTGAATGACTTGATTCTTTATGGTGTTAGAGACTCGGGAGGTATGCAAGATGTTTTCTCTATCAACAGAGCAGGGGGAGATAAAACTCTTGTCAGAAATTTAGGTGGTTTAGCTGAAGACGGGTTTGCGCTTGGATCGAAAGATGGGCGCGTTGGTACTACATCCACAAATGGGGTTCAGACGTTTGATCTTGTAGGAGGAGGTAATGTCACAGCCTATGAAACTATCAATGGTACTAGAACGGGTATGGAAATTACCCAAACTGGAGGAACAGAAGATATTTATTACACGTCGGGTGCTCTTGTCCATAAGGGTCAGAACGGATCTTCCGTGGCATCTAAGGATGCTGGGCATGGTAATATTGACGACGGTTACATATTTCATGACGCAACAAATAATGAAGTCATCCTGGTTGCTAATGGCTTCCTGGTTGTTATGGACGATGCTCTGACTACCATAGCAATTGATGTTCTTCTAACGGCAACAATTGCTGCTCCTCAATGTGTTGGATATGACGACGCGTCAAGAGTGGCATATGTGTTTGGAGATGATATTGCCAATGCTTCGGCTAAGACTTTGTTTGAGGTAAGTAGAGACGGATTAACAATAACAGCAATATTTGATGCAACAGCCTCGGCCTTTACTGTCAAACAAAACTCACAGGGCGTCCACGCATTTTTGGTAATATCAGACGGTTGTGTTGCGTCTATTCCTTCCCAAATTAGTCAAGAAGGTGGAAATGGAATCGTCTTCTTCGAGGAAAGTGTTGGTCTGCGTTGGTTTACGTTAGATGATCCTACGACCGTTACAACAATTACAGGAACACCAACGACTGGTATTGCTGCTAATAGCGTATTCTATGACTTTACTAATGATCGCGTCTACTACGTTAGAGCGGGGTCGCTTCGCTATATTAAGAGAACTGGTGGGACAGAAATTACGATAGGGGTCGTAACTGGAACTCATACAGGACACGATATTACGAGAAGAGAAGTCTTTGTCGTTGATGATTCAGATGGCGGCGTTGATGTGTATAACATCGATACAGGTGCGCTTGTGTTATCTGCATTTACTGGAGAGACATCCAAATCTCAACAAGCTATTGAGTATGATCCAACCACTGATGATTTTTGGTTGGGCGACAATACAGATGCGACGGACGAAATGCGTATAGGAGACCGACCTGACGCGACAGGTATCGTAGTGGCATTTAATCTCGACAGTCAGGGCGGGGCATCCTGCGACGACTTTGCTATTAGTGGTATAAACCGAGAAATTTTCCGTGCTAGGGGAGCATCTATTGTTCGTCATGATGCAATTGATACGACGGGCACAGATACCAGTATCAAAACCGGACTTCTTGGAGCCGGGGCCGTAGCTATAATTTTCAATCATGAAGATTCTTTAGTATATTACTCAGAACAAGTTGGTGCAGGTGCCGCTTATAATATTCGAAGATTCACTCGAACAGGTACTTCTGATACTTTACTTTACGCTGGAGCATCGACAAATGTCATCTCTTCTATTTCATTCATTACAGTTTAATGGCGAACTTAAATAAAGACATATTAGAGACTGAAGTTAGACGCATACTCGACGAGTTTACACTCAGTGGAGAACTCGTTATTACAAGTGCTGATATGGAGGACGTTGCATCTAGTAACTTTGAATCTATTGATATTGGTAATGAACTCGATAGAGCGGCAAGATGGACCACCTCTCGTGTAAAGTCTACTCATTTGCCTAATCTTATTGTCGCATCATTAACTGTCCCCTTACGCGCTATACGTCTATTAGGAAGTCGTGTTACTTTTAATAGTTTAAATGCAAACAGACGAACATTTAACGGCGACCGAAAAATAGAGGTATCTGGTCGAGCAGCGACAGACGCTTTTCCTGTTTATATTTTCGAAGATGTAGAATTTGAAATCCGTGGTGTCGCAAAAAATCCTAGTGGCGCAACAGCAGACTGGATTATTTATCCTCTACTTGTAAGTGAACTAACAGATATTTTCAGAAATGCAGTTGTACAACGTACTGCTGCAATTCTGTTTTTGGTTCTAGGACAAGCTAGTACGGCTAAGATTGCATTTGAACAAGCTAATGCCGAAATTGAAAGATATCGTTTAATAAATTTACGCTCTACATAACATGGCTATTTTAGTATCAGATATTATTGTTCAAATTAGGCGTAAGTTAGATCAACGTCCGTTGGAAAACGAGGATGTCCAAACGGATTCCGCTGTTATTGGATCTCCCTCGACTAATTTTGGGGATCTTAATTTGCTTACTCGTATTAATCATGCAGTTGTCTTCATTGCTAAACAGGTAAAAGCAATGCATATATCGGCGTCAATTTCCAACTACACCGGGCCTTTTCCTGATGTAGCAGCAAACGCCGATCTTTTAAGGCCGCTTTTTAGCCGAGTTTTTGCAAATACGATAAGAGCAACACAACGAAGCGTCGACCGACAACGTAGATTAGAAAATAGTGGCAGGGCCGCATCTGCAACTTTTCCAGTTTATACCTACGAAGATGGTAAACTGGAAATAACACCAAGTAGCGGAACTGATAATGCTTTTATCGTCATAGTTCCCACTATACTGACAACAACTAATCAGAACTTGGGAATTGATGAACGTTTTGAAGCGGCTGTTATTTGGCACGTTGTAGCTTCGTGTTATGAAACCATGAGACAAACTGATATGCATTCGGCATTTATGGTTCTTTTTCAAGACGAGATTCAACCTTACTTGTTGGATAATAGGTTGGACAACGTGTTCGATGAGCGAGAAACGGCGACGGAGTAAATTAAAAGATTTAAAGGTTAGAAATTATGAGTTGCCCTGTAGTTACTATTATCACCGGCATCATTGCTGTTGCCGATTTGAGAATCATAATGGGAGATCCTACGCTTGATCAAGCTGAAATAGGATGGATGTCCAATGATATGTTATGTAACATCATTCAGGAACATCATGATGCATTAGTAGAAGAGACCGATCATATTATTGGGTCGTTGGTCATGGAAGGTCGTAGTCCTGGACCGCCGGAAGTTTTTGAAGTCGTGGCTTTTACAGATGCAAACTCAACAAACCATCCTAATATAGCCAATGCCGTTGTTGCGGCCACAAATTATCCCTGGTCCACTTTTGCATACGTTACTACAACTGGGGCAACTTTAGATTTTGATCCTGGTTTTCTTCGAACAGTAAAGACTTCTCCAGTAGGCGTTGTACGAAATAGATTTACACTTCAGGATAGAGAAATATTCTGGATCCCTGATGGTCTGGCCATTGAGATTTACTTACCTAATCTCACACTTTTAAGAAACTTTCACGCATCAGGTGAAATGATTAGACGAACAAACGAGTCTATCAAACAAGATGCATTTAGAGCACTACAACGTCGCATTGCTGAAGGTGCTCGGCAAGAGGGTACGTTGTTCGAAACAGATCGCCAACTCGGTGAACTGGATGAATTTATTCAATAGGAGGTATTACCATGAGTGAGACACGTTATATCACAGTAGTCACAAACTTAAAGGTACAAGCTACATCCAGAAATGCAGCATTGAAACTTGCCAAAAAATATGTTAATATTAATACTGGACCTGGTGATACAGTAACCCAAATCGAAGGTGAAACTACCTTTTATGATATGACAGATTCTCATACAGAAAATTATGAAGAAATCGAAGATGAGACCGAGGACGATGTATTGAGAGAAACCGATAACTTTATCCAATAGAGAGGTATTACCATGAGTAAGACACGTTTTGTAAGTATTGTTACAGTCGTAGAAGTTCAAGCTTCATCCAATGATGCGGCTCTTAAACTCGCAAGAAGGTATGTTGATATTAGTACTGGACCTGGCGATATCGTAAATGTTGTAGAAAACAAAACTCGTTTCTATGATATAACTGAGGACTATATTTTCTATGAACTTTATGACGCGGAGGAAGTCGAAGAGTATGAAGAATACGAAGATTATATAGAGACCGAAGATCAGGGAGTTTCCGATGGGACCACAACGTCGGACTATGTGCCGCTTATCAATTTCGACGAAGACAAGTTCGATGATGACGGTGGTCGTACTTATTTCGATGCAGATGAGGAATTACGATTACTTAAACTTGAGATTGAAGAAGAGGCTGAGGTAGATAAAGCTGTTATTTCAGCATTAGACCAAGCCCATAAAGATACGAAGGAATACCAAGAAAATGGTCGAACCTATTTCGATGTAGACGAGGAATTGCGCCTTGTTCAAGAAGAGGCTGAAGTTGATGGTTCTATTACTTCAGCATTAACTCAAACATATGAAACTGCTATGAGAGAACTAGGCGATAAGAACTACCAAAAAAACGCAGAATAAATTATGGCCCTTACAGACGATCAAATAAGTCGTCTTGGTTATCGCCAAGCATTGACTACAAACAGTTCGCTGCCGTCCGATGATATAAACATCGGCCTTATATATATTCCATTGGCTAGAAATCTGATGGAAGATCGTTCTACGTATCTAACAGCAACTGATGCTCCGGACGTAGCAGATTTGGCAATAATCGAGTTTGTTAGATTGACACTTCTTGGCCTTCAGCCGGAAACTGATGTAAGATTTACGACGATGAAGATGAGATGGATGCAATCGGCATCTATTTCTAGACAACAAGAAGCTGAAGTTTCGTCCGATTGTTATCAAGATCCGAAATTTAATAAGTTTCGGAAACGCCTTCGTAATTTCTCTGTTCGGGAGAATCTTTGTCCTGACAATTAATGGAAATTACTGTAGAAGTCCTTCAAGAAGCTATTGCTCGATACTGTGAAAAATATCACACTCAAGTTGTCGACCTTAAAGAAATTGCTAAAGAATTAGGAGATCCTTCATTAACACTTCCTAAAATATTTGAGGTGATTGGAAAATCAACTAATCCTCTTAATTTAGGATCTACATTGCCTCCTTTTATTATAGGAGATGTTATGATAGATCTTCCTTTGTATTCGATTCTACGATCTCCTGTAAGAGACGGAGGATTTCCTCATCGAATTATGCGTTTGACATATGAAGAAGCAAAAAAGATTAGAAAACAACGTCGAGAAATGAATACGTGCTCTGATTAATCCTATGGAATTTATAATTGATATCAAAAATAGAATGGGCGTGTATACCATTACCAATTTGGTGAATCGAAAGGTATATTTTGGATCTACCACTGTGTGTTTACATAAACGTATGATTCGTCATCTTTCTAGGTTAAAAAGTAAAAAGCATCGTAACAAATATCTTCAACGTTCATTTGACAAATATGGCGAAGAAAATTTTTATTTTGAGGTTTTAGAAATTGTTGACAAAAAAGAAGATGTTAGAACACGAGAAGCGTTTTGGTTAAATGCTTTTTGGGGTAGCGGAAGAATATATAATCTAGTTAAAGTTGATGGTTATAATGTAGGAGATAAACCGTCAAACTATTTAAGCGAAAAATATCAAGGCGAGGAACTTATTGATCCGGATGGTAATATTATCTTGTTTGAAGGAACTTGTGCTAATTTCGCAAGGAAACATGACATTTGCGCTACCGGATTATATAGATTATTCAATGGGATAAGTCGTCACAGTCAAGGATGGTCTCTTAAAAAACACAACCTTCCATCTTTCGTTTCTCCCGAAGGAGTTATTTATGATCGTATTTATAATATTGCCTTATTTGCGAGAAAACATAATTTGAACAAAAGTTCATTACAACAACTGGTTCGTCATGAAATAAAATATCATAATGGGTGGACATTGGTGGGGAGTTATTTACCTACTTTGATTTCACCAGAAGGTAAAATATTCGAGAGAGTTTGCAATTTAAGTTCATTTGCTAAAAAGAATAATTTATCGGGATCTATGTTAAGTAGTATGATTCTTGGTAATCAACGAACACACAAAGGTTGGACTTGCGTTAATCCTAAAACAAAAAAAATCATTCTACAGGATTAAATATGGCCCAACAGAAGACAATTCGCTTCAGCCAAGGACTTCGTAGGCTTGAGCATTCACAGCTACAACACCCATTTTTGATGCGAAATAGTCGCATAGAAAAATTGGGCGATGTACGACACGTCAAGACTGGTGTGACGCTTGGAGACGACTGTCCGGGCGGTGCCAAGCCTTGGTTTCGCCACGACGATGCGTGGATTACTGCTGCCGATGGTGTTCTATCTGGGGACTTCTTTAAACGTAGACTTTATACGTCCGATTTCGTTAATCAAAAACTTCAGAAAAGAGATCTGGATAACAATATCATTGAGGACCCTGCTTATCTTTTCAGGGTTAATTTCATTAGTGGAGCCAATGAAGGATTCAGTGCCGACTCTTCTGATATTGAAGGAATCACGAATGGTAAAGCAGTAGATTATGTTTTCATTCCACATAACGAAAATGATGAGGCGGGGCCTTGGCATTTTCTTACATTTATCGCTAGAAATCCTGATGCTGCATCTGGTGACATTGTTGTTCAAAAACCAAAATGGAGAATGTTGGCTAATGGTGAAGCTGCATATGTAGATGTTTATCGCACTGTAGAATATGATTTGACGAACAGGTGGAAATATCAATTCCGTGGAGTTCGTGGACTTCAGGATACTGAAACTACTGAAGTTTTCGATGTTTTAGGACGTAAAGTAAATCCTGTACATGTTACATCTTTATTTGAACGACAAAGTACCGGGATACCTGCTTCTGCGTTCCATTTCGAAGGCAGAATGACATTAGGCGATCAAATTACTCAACCCGATTCGTCGTTTATGGTCGGAGAAGATGCTTTTATAGGGGAATATGAATCGGCCAGGTATTGGCCACTAAACATCGAAAAGAAAGATCAGGGTACATCAGATGCTCTTGGCCCTATTCTCGATAAACAACATAATTTTTGGTCCGCACAAAAAACAATAAGTGGCGGTGGGTTGCTCAATACAGCCGATAATGGCGTAACTGGTCCTGTAGCAAAAACCATGTTTAACCATGCTGGTAGAATGATGTATGGAAATGTTAAAATTCCGTTGAAAAAGCCTAACCCTACTATTCATTACAATATTTCGACGCTTCAGGCGGCTGGTGATTTTACAGTTCGTTTTCAATATGAATATGATACTCCAGAAGGAAGAATATATGGCCCCCTTTCTGAAATTATGAATCGTGTTACTACTGTAGTGCCGTGGGAAGGCGAAGATGCTTTACTTGTTTTTGCGGAGGGACCCGGTCTTGGTAGCGGAGAGAAACTGATTGAAAGAATTGAACCTAATGAAGCAGGTAAATATGTATCGACCTACAATATTCTTGGAGGCAACTTTACATATACTTCAGTTGGATTAGAGGACAAGATTCAAACCGGAGCATCTTTTGTGTCTGGACCCAATATAATTAGCGCTACTGTTTCTCTACCTAACTTTGTTTTCATGGCCGACCAAAATAGACCATTTGAAGTGACTTATGTAGGATTTCCCGCACCCGATAGTCAAGAAATCGTTGCTCTAACGGGAACACGACTAGCTGAGGAGGAAGCTCTAAAAGGATATGATTTTTACGTGTTTACAGATAAACATGTGTACCACGCCCAACGTAACGATAGTACGGTTGTTTTGGATTTTCTAATTCACGGGGCTGGACTTCTAAGAGGAAACGCAGAGAACCCTCTATATATTGCTGTACGCGACGGAGTAGCATTTGCTGGTACTGATAACAAAATTTATTTTGCGTCTGGTAGACGCACCACAGAACTCTCACAGGAGGTTCTGGGCAACGACGGAGTGCGTCCCCTTTGGACAAGCGTAAAAGACATTACATATTCAAACTTATGGAATGAGGTTGAGGTAGGAACTGACACCGGAGTCTGGGTCTATAGTTTTGACCAGACCGGATGGATTGCTCATCGTGACTTTAAAGCATATGAGACTCTTTTGAATCCTGGAGGAGAAGCACCTTCCTCTCAAACTGCACCATATGATATTTCAGTGTTTTGGGAAAAATCATTTACGCCCAGTGTTTCGGTTCTGACTCACAATGCACAACAAGTGATTACCATCACCGATTTTGGTATTACTGCGGAGGTAACAGCAACAACTCTCATGCTTTTTGATGTTCAGGTAAATGGTCTTTCACGAGGCGAGATTGCTTTATCAGGAACATCTAGTTTTTACAATGGGAACACAATAGTTCTTCTTCCCGGCGAACAATTGGATATCGTTGCCCCAAGCGTTGTTGATTCTAATGTTCAGGATTCTCTTATTTTTGCTGAAGCAACAGCAGAATTTTTGTTACCTCCTGGTTTTGTGATAGAAACAAGAACAGAGGCTTATGATATTTCGGCATTTTGGGAAAGTCGTTTGTTCGACGAAACGGCACTACCAGCACCCACGATTCTGCCAAATCAGGAAGTATTAAGACATATTGTCAGGCGTAATGATATTACTATAACAGAATTTGGTGCTGCTGTTGAAACCATATCTACTTCGTTGGGTACTTTATTTGACGTATATATAAACGGAACAGTTATCGGACAGATAGTTCTTCCAGTTGGAGCCCTATCGTCTACTCTATGGTCAGGACCAAGTTCAATCTCCGTGTCTCAGGGAGATATCATTCGTATCGTAGGACCAACATTACCTGATTTTCACTTAGCAGATATAAATGTTTTTGCTACTGCTACAATACAAGTACAAGTTACCGTTGCTGATCCTGATATTGAAGACGACGACAATGCGACAGAATTTATAGATTCGGCACATCTATATTATTGGCACGAACGCCGAGGAACCATTATTAAAGATAAACCTTTACAAGGTAGTGATCCTGGTCCTCCTGAATGTGTTCTTTGGAATGGTCAAGGACCCATAATTACTCCAAACTTTATAGAAATGCAACCGATAAGGTCTTCTATTACAATGAAAGTTAAAGAACTTCGTTGCGATTTTGATCCTCTTTCAAGAATAGTTCAAGGAGCAGTTTCCGATACTTTCTTGTCGATAGATCCACTGAGCGGATTTGCCGCATTTAACGATGTTCACGGTGCTGTACGTATGATCGATAGATTCGGGACCGGATTTGATCATAACGCGTATGTTAGTCGTATTTTAGGTACGACGTTTCTTGAACTAACGGACAATGCAAGAGGAGGGTTTACCGGAAAGGTGGATATCGGGCAGACTCTTAAAGTTAGATATCGTGTACGAACGTCTGGTGTTAATCGTGTACATGATCAATTGTTTGATCTTCCTCCCGGAAGGGTGAGATATTTACGCAACAGAGGTCGAAGCGTCCAGATAAGAGTATCTAACTATGACTTGTTTAGGGAGATATTTATTCTTTTCGACGTTGACATAGAAATTGACTAACATTTTAAAAATCGTTAATTTAAATATAGTAGTAACTTAAACGCAGGTATAAATTTTGGACCCCTTAACTTTAGCTTTACTTAGTAACATTGGTATCCCAATAGCATCCGGCCTAATTAGTCGAGCTTTTGGCGGCACCCCCCGTGTACCTGATTTTGTCCGCCCCGCATTACAAGCAGCCGAGGAAGCGCTTCGTCGTACCGAAGATTTTGGAGAAAGACAATTACAGAGAACTGAAGGTGAACTAGCTGCACAGGGCGTAACCGGATTCGCTGGTGGAACTGCCGCGAGAGAAGCCATTTCTCGTCGTGTTGGAGACGTTTTTGCGTCGGTCAGAGCATCCTCCTTGGACGCAATAACAAGAGCAAGACAACAGCAAGAGTTGGCCGAGACCCAACTCGCTAATCAGCAAGTGACCCAGACTCGCGGTGCTATTCAGAGAGCAGCATCAGGTGCGGGTCAGATAGGAAATTTTTTCGTACAACAAAGTCTTCTGGATTCTGGTGATTCAATACTTGCTCCAGCCCAACAAGGGGCAGTTAGTGGTGGTATTACTCCTCCTCCTATCCCTCAACTTCCTCCGTTTCAACCATTTAGTGAAGCCGCGCTTATGCAGCAACAACAAATAAGTAGTCTTATTTCACAAGGTGGCGCAAATTTATTAGAATTTGATGAGAGAGGCATACCAGGATTTTCAGTAACACCAACAAATCCTCTCAATAGAAATTTGGGTGGACAACAAACTATTTTTGACGGTATTGGACAGGATCTAAATCGTCCATTAACTCCGGAACTACTCTTTCAAATTCTTAATAGGTAAAAATGGACGAACGAGAACTTCAGAGACTTGTAGAACTTGTAGAAGGGATTATAAGTGGTCCTTTCGGAACTGACCCCGAGGCTGAAGCCGCGAGGGCAGAAGCACTATTGGCTCCAGTTTCTTCTCCTACAGAGTTCAGTGCCGCATTAGCAGCGGGTCGTTCTCCTCAGATTGTTAATCTAGATCAATTTCTTGGCCCAGTTCCACAAGAAACGTTTACTCCAACGCCTACTGAAGGACTAGAAAGTGCTATTCAGGATATTGCTGGAGCCCAGAGAGAAGCCGCCGCTGCTGGTGTTACAACTGCCGAAGGAGGTCAACGCCTAGCACTTCTAAACTTGTTGAATTCTATTGGCACCAATATATCTCAAGCCATTGCACCGACGCCAGAATCTCTATCTGCACAGCAAAGTCTTGACGCATCTCAGGGACTTAACCAAGCTCAACTTAATCTTCTAGAAGCTCAAGAACGTGCATCGGCTACAAATGCCACAGCCGCAGCGCAGCAAAATTTGGCGACGGAACAGTTCAGGTTTAATGCAGCAGAGCGTAATGCTGATATTCAACGAGGAGTTAATCGACGTAATCTTAAAGCCGAACTTGATCGTAGATTGAGTCAGACCAAAGCTATGGTAGCTTTTGGTGAAAGATTCGAACAGGCTCGGGGCATAAAACAAAAGCTTGAACTTGAGAACAGACGAAATGCTCAAAAATTGTTACAAACGCTTGTAAGAGACGATATAACACAAGATCGTCTAGATAGAAGAGCAGCTATAACAAGAGCCACTCAACAAAACATTGCGACTACTGCTGATGTTGTTATTTCAAGTATTAACGATGGTCTTGGTCGAGCATTGGGTGAAATAAATGACCTGGAATTTAATCTTGAAGAATTTAAGTCTGGGGTATGGCCATTTCGTAGTGGAACAAAAAGAGAAACATTTAGAAACAATGTAGATCAGATTTTTACTATGTTGAGCGGTGTTCAAAGTCTCAGAGATAATGTTTTAAGTGCATCAACAAAAGACCATGCTGCATTTGAGAAAAAAGGATTTCAACGAGAAGCTGCTGAAGTAATTGAAAATCTAAATAAAGCTAATTTTATTTTAGATCTTGCTCCTCGTATTCAGGGCAAGGACGAAAGTAATGATGATTATGCTGAATTTTTAGTAAAATGGAACGTAAGTCCTGACGCAGATCGTTTGAGAAATGCGTTACCGTTATTGCTTGAAGGAGACGTGAATGAATCAGTGAGGGTTGCTGGTGGTCAACCAACCGCCAATATGACACGAAGTCAAGCTCAACGTATTCAAAATTTGATAAATGATGGTGTATCAGGAGAAGATGCTTTGAGAAGTGAAGGATTCAACGTTGATTCTCTTCCTGAAGGTACTATAGTTGATGGCGCTGCTATTACTAGAGATCCTACTCAACCAGTAGACGCCACAACGTCTCAACGAGAACGCATCAGAGGATCTAGTAATGTACTCGCCAAACCTTTAAGTGATCAAGAACTAGACGAACTTTCTGACTTTAAACAAGAACTTGAAAATCAATAAAAACTTTCTTACTTTGTAAGGATGGAAAATCAAGAGTTATTAGACCTTCTCCAAGCGATCATAGATCGCCAACCAGAAGGCCCCGCCGATATCGCTCGTCCACAGGACGAAGCTGCGGCCCCAGAACCATTAGAAATTCTTCCTCAACCAGGAGTATCAACAGCAGAACAACTTGCTGCGGCCCCAGAACCATTAGAAATTCTTCCTCAACCAGGAGTATCAACAGCAGAACAACTTGCTGCGGCGACAACTCAGGAAGAGGCAGATATTCTTGAACGCCGAGTTTCCGAAGAAAGATTTCAAGAAACAGCATCTCTCCAAGATTTTCTGAGAAGAAAATCTGAAGGACCATTAACGAGGGTAACAGGACCAAGAGAAGTACAAGAAGAAGATAATCCTGTTGTTGCTCTTCTCGGAGCTATTGATAAACGTACACAAGAAGACGAAGGCTTCTTTAACGATTTACTTTCGGGACTTTCTGAAGGTAGTCGCATCGTTGTTAGTGATGCTGCACGAAATTTTGGATTTCAAGATTTCGCCAATCGATTAGAAGAAACTGCTCCAAGGGAAAGAACAACGACACCCGCCGCAGCCATTGGTAGAGCTATTGTTGGTGGAACTAAATTCTTCATAGAAGGAGGTTTAAGTCTTGCTTTGGGTCCTGTTTTAGGTGGTTCGTCTCTTGAAGAACAATTTGGTTTTGATCCTGGAGAACAACGCGATATTCTAGATGAGATTCGTCAAGTAAAAACAAGACCTGATGATTTTACTGAAGAACAAGTTACGGATCTTGTTAATAGACGAGATGCCGCTCTTCGTAATACACAAATCTTTGAAGCTCGTCAAATTCTCTCTGAACTGACGCCTGAAGGAACCGGAATCGATGATTTCCTTGAAGGATTCGAACGTTCAAAGTTTACGATATTAGCTAATGTGGCTGCTGCTTTTGGTGATATAGATGACTTTGAAACGGCAAATAGGTTGCGAGAAATAGCATCGACAGAACAATTCGATGCCCAAAGCGCCTATGCTACGGCGGGTGAAATTGGAGCGCAGAGTATTCCTTCTGCTGCTGCTCTTCTCATAGGAGGCCCTGTTGCTGCTGGTCTCATGGGCGCGTTTTATTTTACCCAAGGTCTTGGTAGTGGACGTACCGTATACAGAGACATCAAGGAAAAGACGGGAGAAGAAGTCAAATTCATTGAAGAAATGACTCTGGGCATTGGGTTTGGTTTGGCTGAAATGCTAACTGAACGTTTTGGTCTTAAAGTTCTCGAAAATATTAGTACAAAGTTGGCGTTTGAACTTGGGGAAAAAGCACTTCTTACACAAATAAGAAAAGGTACACTTACTCAAGCACAAATAGTAGCAATGAGCAAATGGACCGTTGCAACGATGGGCGCAGAGGCATATGAGGAAGCAGTTAACTCAGTTGCCCAGACCACAATGATTTCCATGTTTGATCCTGAAACGGGCGTAATGGATCAAGGATTATGGGACTTTACCAAGGATTTAACTGAAGATGCACTAATTAGTGCGGCGGGTGGTGCGTTGGGTGGTGGTTTTGTCGGCCCCGCTGCTAGATTTCGTGGTCGCCAAAATATTAGAAATGCTCGTCGGGAGTTAAATGAAGCATCAGATGATGAACTCTTTAACGTACTTCAGGATGAGAATGTTAATGAAGGTATTCGCGGTGTAGCAGAAGAAATTTTCAATAGTCGTTTGGCTGGACAAGCCCCAACGGTTGACGGCGCTAGACTACCTACGCCTCAAATGACGCCAGAATTTCGTGAGGAGTTTACTGCCGCAGCAAACGAAGCGTCTTCAGCAGATTTACAACGAGGTCTTTTAGATGGTCGGTTTACCGGAGAACAAACTGACATTATTATAGGAATTCTTGAACAAAAACCTTCGGAAGAAGCTCCTGTACGCTTTGGTCCTGAACGAGTTAGAGAACAACGCCGCCGATTTGCGGAAACCCTGGAAGAGGCGGAACGTTTAGGTCAACCCGTTGAAGAATTAGAGCCTCGTGTTGGTATTCGTACTCAAGTTCCCGGTACGGAGCGTATTGTGCGGCCCGGTGCTGTATTAGAAGGTGCGATTGATATTGAAGCCGCAAGGCAAGGCGCTGAAATAGTAGATGCTGAAGAGGCAGTTGTAAACCAAGAAAATGCAATTCAGATTTTCAATTCATTTATTGATGCAACAAATCTTGTAGAGGAAGAAAAAACTAGATTTAAAAATGCCATAATTTTAGCAGATGTTGCAGGTAGACGTGGCACAGAAGAAGAACTACGTTCAAGAGGTATTCTTAGTGGAGATCCCGGTAGTCCTGTTATTACTATCGGGGATCAAACATATGAAGGTGATACCGCAAAAGAAATGTTGGGCACGTTTCGGATTGGTGCGGTAACAGTAGGGTCAAAAGATCAGTTGCGTAATATTTTTCTATTGGCCAATGTTGACGAAACAGACGTACGTGATGAAATATTCCACGCATTTATGGATTTCGCTCCTGGTGAAGTTAAGCGAGACGCGATTAATGCCTTTAACGAAGAATTCGACACTACATTTAAGACGTACTCGGAGGGACGTGAACGTATGGCCAGGGAATTCGCCAATCATTTAGGTGGTATACGTCGTACAGAACGGGGCGGATTCCTTCGTGGCTTGTTCGATACACATAACAGAGCGTGGAGACAAACTATTAATCCGTTCAAACGCGGAGATGTTGCTGAACAAGTACAGACTGGAGCATTTACAGATCTTCTTCTCAAGATAGGACGAGGTGAGGTTGCTGATCTTGTACAACCTGGTATTGTTGAGGAAATTGTAGAAGAAGCGGCAGAACCACAAGAAGCGGAAATCCGTCAGGTTATTAACGAAGATTCTGATCGTAGAGCAGATGTTCTTCGTGAGATCGAAGAAGAAGGACGCCCCTTTGGTATCGGTGAAGTTGCGTTTCAAGCATTAGCACGAGGAGAACCTACAGCGACATTTTTTGCTGAACCAGGTGTTGTAGAAGGTGAGGAAGCTATTGAAGGCGAAGCCGCTGTAACACTAACCCGCGAACAATTCTTGGAGCGCTTAACGAACGAGGAAAATATTCGTCGTTTGGCTCAGAATCAGGCTAATTTAGAACAAAGAACAATTACCGTTCAGATAGATCCCGGTGCAGCGCCAGAGATCTTTACGCCTACGAAGCTACGTGTGCCTCGACCTGGTCCCGTAACGGAAGCGGAGCGTCAGGAGACCCTGGCAGAGGAACGTATCGCTCGGACGCGACAGCAGCAGCTACAGCGCGTGGAGGAGGCTGCTACGGTGGCGACGGAGGACCCGTTAACTGCTCTTCGAGAAGCCATAGCCAATCAGGACGTTAATCGTATAGCAGAAATTGTCGATATTAACCCAGATGCGTTTGAAACTGCTGATCGACAAAGTCTAATAGAGGAAGCAGAAGAACAAGGTCCAGGTGTTGCGGCATTTGTAGAAAGTCAATTAGCCTTTCCTACGGAAGCGGTTGAACGTGAGCCTACTCAACTAAGAGTTCCGGTAACACCACAGGTAGATGTTCAGGAAGAAGCCGTACGCGCAGAATCAGCACAGCGTGTCTCAGAGCGTAATAAACTCGAAACACAACGCACAGAACTTATTAATCAATTTAACGCATCTGAACAATCTGTTCAGGACGCATTGGCCGCCTTTGATGAAAAATTTCCAACTTCAACTTCAGCACAAATATTGCAAACTAAGACATCTTTGGAGCAAGGCGAAATACCTGCACCTCTCACAAGAGTCAACCGAAACAACACCACGTTGGTCGCTGTTCGTGATGCTATTCAGCGGCTCAATGATGTAAACGATCAGTTAGAACAAGTTGAAACTACTATTGGTGATGTCGAAGGTCGTATGACTGGTCTAGAACTCGCCGTAAGTCCAGAAGGCACTACCCCAGAAGAACGAGACGAAATAGCAGCAATTCAGGCGTTACGTCTAGATGAAAACCAGGAAGTTTCACTCATTCGTCAAGTGTTGGGGCGTCAGTTTGTGACTGATAAAGTCTCGTCAAAATCAGTTGTCGACACAGAAAACGGCACATTTAGGATTGATTTATATCAGGACTTCCGTAATCCCGGACAATCAATAGCTTTTGTTGAGGGCACAATCGTTGAAGATGGCGACGATCCTCATATGCAAATTACAAGTCGTGGAACCGAACGTGGTTTCCGTGGTCGAGGGTTTGGTTCGCAACTTCTAGATGAGGCTTTTCAAGAAGCTACGTTCAGAAATATTCCTCTACGAAGCGACAACAACGTTTCCGCAGCGGCAGTACGTACATTCCGACGCTTTGGTGAACAAAGCAACGTTGATCTGGTTCAGTCTGATAATACAACAGAACTTCCAGACGGATCTTTCTTCCTTGCGGGGGATAATCCTAATTACGTTTTCCAACTTACTGTCTCTAGTGACGATCCGCTCCCTCCGGACTTCTTTGGAGAAGACACGCCCCTGGTAGAAAACGTTGAAGAAGCCGAAGAACAATTCAATGAAGCTACTGCTACACCAGACGAGGATACGACACTGGAAACTGAAGAAAACGTAGTGCGTTTGCGTATGGAAGACGAACTTCGTAAGACAAGTGTAGACTTGCAGGGTCCTATTCCATCTGTAGTACGTCGCGACGATCCCAAAGAAGGACAAGAAGATACTATTCCTGATGGTGTTCAAAGTAGCGAAGAATTTGCTCAATTCTTTGCCGATACCGTAAGAGCAGAAGATGGTGGGGCTCAAAATGTAGAGGATCCTCTTAATGCTTCGGTAATGGATACAGAAGAACACGAAAGTATTTACGAGACCTACGAAAGCTTTCAGGGTAATTTCGACACTCATATTTCAACCAGTATTCCTGGATTTGTTGACGCTCAAGTTCGTGTAGTAGATGCTCTAAGTAAAATACTTGAAGAAGGTTCCGAAGTGCTTGATATAGGCGCTGGGGAAAACACATTCCTCAAAACGCTACAGGTAACAAGTAGAGCAAATGATCGAAGAATTGAAGGTTTAGGTATTGATTCATCAGCAGCTATGAGAGATGCGGCTAAGAAGCGTCGTGTTCGTGGAATCAGATTCCGACTAAGTGCGTGGGGCGAGTCTTTTGTAGATCCGGACACAGGACGCAGAGTTAAAGTGTTCGAGGCTGATGATGGAACATATGACCTTGTATATGAGGGTATGACCTTTCAGTTCATTAGCGATGATCGCAGTGGGCAGTTAGATGAAGTTGTTCGTATAATGAAGGACGATGGTCTTTTTGTGACGTTAGAGAAATTTAATCAACAAAATGAAGATACCTATTTCCAACAGGAAAAAGCCAAAGACGCATTTAAGCTCCTATTCTATGAGCAGAGTGATATAGATACCAAGAAAAAAACTGTTCTTGGTAATGCCGCGTCTCGTGAAGGTATGCGTAGCAATATGGTAGATCAGACGACATTCGAGAATTTACTTCTCGACCGTTTTGAACATGTCGCCCAAATATGGTCATCTGGAAACTTCAGTGGCTACATTGCAACAAATGACAGAGCCAAATTCGATGCGTTTATTTCAAACCTAAGTTCGACGAATAGTGACTTTGCTGTTAAGCAAACGCCTCATTTAATAAGCGATAGCCCTGCCCAACGCGATGGACTTAATACTGCCCAGCGCACCCAGGAACAAGAAGTTGAAACTACATTACAAGGAACTCCTGTTGTGGCTCAATGGACCAAGCAAGAGACAGGGCGATACACACACGAAATAGACGGATCTGTTTGGGAGATTAAACTAGAAGAGGGCGATTGGAACACAACTCGCGATGGCGTTTCAGTACTCGATCCTACTCGTACACTAAGAGAAGCTAAAACTCTGGTGTCAGAAGCTATTAATCTCACTCGTAATGATGCACTTCAAGATGATGGCGATTTGATTCAATTTAATCCTCTTAGTCTCCCTGATAATGTAGTCGTTATCGATACAAACACTGATCTTTCGAGAGGTCATATAGGAATAAACGATAGTGACGAATATTTTGCGGACCACATGGGTCATGTTTTCCGTTCTCCTATTGGTAACAGTGTTGATGAAATTACTCATTATCGTAGAGGTGCGATACTTGTCGGAAAGGTCGAAGATGCAAAAGTAGGACAATTGTTAGACGAAAACAACGTGGAACCGGGCGATATTGACGATATTGATCTTCTAGGTCATGAGGTTTGGTCTTCGCTTGTCGAACAACAAGGAGATACACCAGAACCATTAGCAATAGATCCTCTTGAAATTACTGAGTTGGCCCTGCGTGGACAAAGAAGCTTCTTACTTGATCTAGGAGGTGAGTTACGTGGTCAATTTCAATCTCCCGGACTTAAAAAGGCTCTTCAAGCACTTGAAAGAAACGAACGCCCCCAAGAAATACGCTCCATAGCTGAAGGCAATGAGGAGTTAGAAGATTTCAACCGTAGACTCAAAGACTACGCTGCTCTATGGGATCAACGTGAGGCCATTTTGAACCCTATTACTCCTCTTCGCGATTCTCAGGGTAATCCTGATTGGGTAACAGCAGAGATTCTTATGTTAGATGACGATATCAATGAGATCTCTATTGATGATGATAATACGGTTGTTGGTTTTGTTGAAAACGAGAATAGCGAAACGCTTTTTTACAGACGCAACCTCGCCGATCAGTGGGAATCTGTAGAAGAGATCACGGAAGAAGAACATGGTAAGGCCCTAGAAGTCGCAGAGAAACGTTTGATGACTATGCGCAATGAAGGCACTGTTTTCACAATCAACGGCCAAGTTGTTGCAGATCTCAAAGTTCAATCTGCTTCGAAGAAACGTAAAACTGCTGAAACTGCTGCTATTAAAGCAGGGGAAAAGTATAAGGGTAAGGCCGAGGCCGCACTAAGAGCGAAAGCTGAATTGGCGTTAAGTATTGTACCAGATGCAATGACTCCCAGCGGGGGACCTGCACTGCGTACTTTTGTGCGCTTGGTTAACGACTATAGAACTGACGTTGAATCCTATCTCAGGGCAGAAGATGCGTATCACGAGGCAAATATTGGTTTAGAAGAAAACCCTGAAGACGAGATTAATGACAACGGTCGTGGATTTCGTAGTTTCCGTAAGGACATAGAAGCATATTTCAGTGGTAAAGGTATTGCCATATTTGATGGTAAGGATCCTTCTGATCTCGCGAATCGTAGTCTTCAAAAGATGATTCATCAGGAATCTATGGCGAGAGTGAGACTTGAAGAAAACACAACTGCCCCAGAACTAGACGAAGAAATTCAACGTCAGATATCTGATGGTGTGGTTAGGGGTTTGAGTCTAACTGAAATTCTCAATGAACTACCAAAACAGAATCCTCAATCTGTTGAAAATCTGTACAATGTATTAGCCTCATCCATAATTGGTGTTGATGAGGATATTGATTTTGAAGATCCTCACCTGGACATTAATGACATAGTATCGTATTCTATGTCATCGCCATCGCCTCGTGTTCGTGAATCAAGAGCACGGCGCGTAATATCTTGGTTTAAACCTAGTACTCCTAATATACACCGTCGAAATGTTATATCTACCTCGTTTCGTCGTCTCACATATCAAGCTGCGAAATACCCTGGCGCAGTGATGAATATTGCTCGTAAAGTGTATGCTTCTCCTGAAAAAAGATTAAGGGTAGGTGGAGTTCCTAGAACTTTATTTGAAGCAAGAGAATTCGAAGAAGAGAAATGGTTTACTAAATATCTTGATATTCAAGAAGATGCTGATAGGTGGATGAAGAATAATGTTCCTATTGGAAACAGAGAAAAAGCATGGGGACGTATTGGTGCATTACAGCGTCAACCAAGTCTCGCAACTGCGACAGATCGCGATCAAGCATTATTGGGATTTGCAAATCAATTGCATAACCTGATGGAGAAATTTGGCAAATACTTGAGTGATGAAAAAAACGACGATTTCAACCTTCTTTCTGAAGCCCAACTTATCCAGTTTGATCCTGTAAAGGGAACGCGTTACTTTCCTCGTACCTGGAATGCTATGGAGATGGAGAGAAGAGAGTCGCAGTGGAAGGAAATCCTTCGTCGACAATCGCTTCCTATTTTCCGTAAGCGCATAGAAGAAAAACGGAAGGAATTAAATGCCGAACTTCTTGAGGCTGAAGCTGATCTTCAAAAAGCAATAGATAAGGATTCTGATTCCAGAGCCTCAAAAAGAGGTAGAGACCTCGTCGATATCGTTAAAAATAATTTACAATCTCTTGATGGAACCCTTGACGAATTTATCGATCAAATATTCAATAAGATTACAAAGGGCGATACCTTTGCTTATGATAAGTGGTTATTTAGCGACAAGAGTCGTCTTATAAGGGAAATGCTTGATACTTTTCCTAATGCTCCTCGTGGTATCCACGCCAAACAGCGTAAGTTATGGTGGATAAACGAAAACGAATTTGCACAAGCTAATTTCTTGGCTGATGATCCGCGTGATGCGTTACCTACGTATCTAAGAAACTTTATTCGTCAAAGAGAATATATTAGACGTTTTGGTCGCAGTAATCAAGAACTTGAGATTACTGCTAAGGAAATGGAAATTATCGGTAAGGCCAAAGGTTATGATTCGAAAACAATTAAAAGCGACATAGAAGAATTCAAACGAATAATGGAGGGTCTTGCCGGAGTCTTGCATATCGAAAATATTGCAAGATATCACGGTGCTGATAAAGTTATTCGTTTGAGTCATACACTATCTGTTATGTCCGCGCTAACCTTTACGGGCGTCACGTCATTTATTGAAACCGCTGCGATTCCTTTAAGATTTGGTTTTGAAGCAGCGGCGTTAGGACTTACAGCACTTCCTGGCTTTGCCAAGGAGAAAATGGGTGTACCAGTAAGAGCCTTTATGAAGGGTATTGGTATTATGGTACCAAAACACTTTGGGCGTAGTCAAATTATGGAAATGGGTAGAATGGTGGCTGTTATTTCCCACCATACTATTAATACACTTATTGACGAACGGGCTCTTGGTTATGCTTTAGATGACACTCAACCCAACTCAAAAGCAGCTAAATATTCTCGCAAGTTAATTAGAGGATTTTATAAAATTAATTTAGTTGCTCCAATTACAGAACTTCAGAGAGTAATGTCGGCTGTAGCTGCTCAAAGACATATTACCAGATTATTTCGTAAACCGCGCAGTAAACTAACTACCAGAGAATTGGATTTACTCGAAATCCTTAATCTTAAAAATGATTTTGATCGTCTCCGAGAAGTCTGGCGCTCAAATAAAGCAAATTTGTTCAGAATTCGCGAACGTGAAAGTCAAGAAGATTTCGAGACGTTTCAAACAGCCATTTATCGTGCAGTTAATCAGGCAATAACGAAACCCAACGCAGCAACTAAACCTGTCTGGGGTAATAGTCTTGATCCCATTCTTCAGGCAGTATATTCTTTGAAAAGTTTCTCTGATGGTTTTAGAGAAGGTGCCTTTGCTTTTTGGCTTGACCGTATGAGAAATGGAGATTGGCCCGAAAAATTCTCTATGATGGTGAGATTTTTAAATTTATTATTTGTTTCTTGGCTCACTGAATCGATCATTCGACCTGGAGTAAAAGTAATACTTGGTGCAGATGCTCAAGAACTAAAAGAAAGGGAAGAAAGAACAGGAAGACTTCTCAACGCAATTGCTGTAATAGATAAGACAGGATTTACAGTACAAGGCAGTAACTTTCTTGGTGCATTTTATGCCTCTAAATATGGACGATCTCCTGAATCAGGTGTCGTAGGGCCTGGAGTAACTGCTGTGTCAGATGTTGCCAAAGGATTTTACGTTTCGCTTGATAGAGGCGACCCTGCTTTTTTATGGAATGCTTTGTACAATAGCTACGTTCCAGGAGCAAAACTTCCATTCCTCAAAGATTTGGCAACCATCGAACCGGGCAAGTTTAAAGTTGATGTTCCGGCCCTACTTGGTATCGAAAAGGAATCTACTGGAGGTGGTCGACGCCGTAGTAGAACACGTCGTAGTAAAGAACGTTAACAAGTTGATTAGTTTCTAAGAACTGTTCTACATACGCATTGCTCAGATAATATATACACTTCTCCTCGACACAATAATTCAAGCTTTCCGTTTTCGTACCTATGAATCACTTTGTATAAAGGGCTTCCTGAATTGAGCCGTACTATGTCGCCTTTCTGTTTTGGCCCTGGATCTGGAGCCTTTTTTACCAACTGCAAATCCTCTGTATGAAAATTGTCGTTATTCATAATTTCTATAGAGAAGCCCCGGCAACACGCTTAGTCATCGGGGTTTCCATGTCTCCGGCCTTTACAGTTTAGATAATTATTGACACAATCAAGCCTGAATCACTTATTTTCGTTACTGAGAAGCAAAACTATCAGCTTTCTGAATTGACGCCTGAAGGAATCGGAATACATGATTTGCTTGAGTGCCAATTGCTTATCGGTCATTTGGGACAGATTGGTTTTTGGTGTCGTGTTCGTGATTTTTTTACCTCGGTTGATGGATTCTTTTGTTTTACAGATATCTAATTATTTACCCTCCAAATCTGGGAAATGAAACGCCTTCCCTTCAAGTGTATTAACGACAATGTATCCTACCTTCTTTCCCTCTTCCATCAAAGGCTCGATAGGGTAAAAAACGTTGGGATTCACGAAACCATGTTGTTCTTGTCCGTAGGGAACGAAATTGTGATATCCTCCATAGGATTCATAACCGTCTTCCTTGTACGTGAGACGAATCCAGGGGGCTTTCGCGAGTACGGCGTACGGAAACGTAAGGTCAGTGTCCAGACGAGAAAGACTTTTTGATGCTTTAAGTCTGGGGCTGTAGAACTCAAGATATGTGTAGACCTTGCCCTTCTTGTCGGCAGTTCTACGTGTACGAATCTGTGCATCTGCCACGACGCGCAGTGCTATTTCGTTCAAGGCACTGACCTGCTCCATATGCTCGGACCAGTCTTCGCTTTCTATCCAATGGACTTCTGCGCCGACTCTTACTGCTGTGCGATAGCTGCTCATGTGTTTGTATTATGTTAAATTTCGAAGTAGTTGTCCCAGACAAAGTTTGGTGAAATACTATATGGCTTACTGCCATCTTCAGGATAAGCTACATAGTATCCACCATGCCAGTCGTCGACAGTCTCGGGCGATATCAACATTTCTCCTTCCTGAGTTTCGACCGTGAAAGGTTCATTGATAAAAGCGAGAGCCACTATTGTCTTCTTTCTGTGTGAAACAAGATTTTCGGGCCTGTTGTCGAGTGTAAACGTTGCCATGATGTATTATCTCCTAGTTGGTGAGTGTGTTATCTATCATACGACATTCAGATAGATTTGTTACGTTTTCCCAGTCATTAAATCAGCAGCAGAAGGTTCGGTCGAGATCATTCCTAGTTCCCTCCGAACATCCGTATAATCCTGTTTAAGGATCTTAGTAATAGATGCTTCGCTTACATCGTGATCTTTGGCTATTTTCTTTTTACCACCTTTCTGACGAGGAACATAGTTATCCTGGATAGAGATCTGCTCCCAAACGTTAAGTCTTGCAATCTCTAAATGTTGGTATTTGGTCAAGATCAAAATCTCGGCCTCAAACGCTTCACTATCTTCCTCTTTAATGAGACTGGGACGTATGCCTTTCCGTTCAAGGGCTTTGAAACGATTCTTGTCGAATATAGGCCCGGTGCGTTTTTGCCACTGAGTAAGTGTGAGACAAGACTGGAAACCGATGAAATGTTCATCGAGCAACACGATCTCTTTGGCTTGAAAGGATCTACCATCTTTAGGAACACGGAGAATGATTGCGACTTCGATAGGTTCCCACGGGACTTCATCAAAGATGTCGAAGGCCACATATTTTTTTTCTTCTTCATAGGCAAAGACATATGCAGCTAATTGTAAATAGTATTCCGGCCAAATCCTTTTACTAGATTTCCAGTCTACCATTGCTAATCTACCATCGACATAGGCTAAGAAGTCGAAGGTTCCAGAATAATTGTATTTGCGGCTATATACTTTGCGTTCTGTATGGATAGGAATAACGTCGTGATTTTTCCACCACTTGGTAAATGCAATAATGGCAGATTCGGCCTCGTCATTGTCAGGTAATTCGGGATAAAGTGACGGATTATCCTCAGTTCCACCCAACACTGAAATTTTAACCTTGATAAATTTTTCTATCCATTCATGAACGATATGACCTATATCTCCAGCCTTTTCCAGAGTAACGTTTCTTGCCTTTTCGGCAGTTTGTAGCATTGCTTCCCATTGAACTTTATCGTAGTACAATGTAGGATCTACGTGATCGCGAAGCCAATTGGTCGTCTCTTTCACGGCCCACGGAATAAGACCCGGTTTATTGACTATTCGAGTAATGGATGTAGTTGAGGTTACTAGCTCTCCCGTAGATTCCAATCGATACTGATGAGAATCGTCATCATATAGTAGTACAACTTCTCCACCATATAAGACGTGTCGTTCTGCTTGATCTTTATTAAACTCAGGAATATATTCCGTCCGAGCCCACACTCTCATTTTTTCTATACCATCTATTAACCATTCATAAGATCTACCATCAATTCGATCTCCAGAATATACATAGTAATGATCAAACGGAAGTTCCGACTCGGCCAATAGCTTCAACAACTCCTCAGTCTGTTTGACCTTGTTGAGTATTGCTATCAGAATGCTTTTCTGAAATCCTCCGGGATTGCGTCTAGATTCATTGTCGGTCATTATTCGACCAACACGTTTAGCCTCATAGCCGTGAAGATTCATGAGTTGGTCGCGATCAGGATGAGAACTACGCAACCAGTACCAATATCCTTCTATACTACGAAAAGCACCGTCTGGACAAATGAACGGAGCGTCAGCAAAGTTCGACATCCATTGACCTATAGCAGTGTTACCTTTACTGTATATGTTGATATGATCGACGCCATCGTTCTCAGGTAAGAAGGTGCTCATATCTGTAACCCCGCAAATTCTTTGAGAGAAATTGGAAACCCAGCAGAAGAGAAATGCCCCCCACCACCGAGAGATTTAGCTAATTTGCCTACGTCGTATAAAAGACCCTCCTTGCGACTACGAAGATTGAAAATTACGTTTTCGTCTCCTGTAATGAAATAGCTCATGGTAAAGGCCCACTCTGAATGAAGCGCCAAAGCGGCGTGGTGGGTTTCAGAAATGGTGTGAGAAAGATTCGCCAGTCCGTATGGGATACTATCCTTTATACGTTCTTGGGCAGTGAAAGTTGCGGCTTGTTGCTCTGCGATCATATCTCGATAGAGAATCATTGCTTTGCCTTGTTCAAACAATCTAGGATAATATGGACCAACGTAACTTATTTGATTTGGTTTTTCTTCATATAGATTTTTCAAAGCTTTAAATCCGTACTTATGAATGTACGATTCCAAAGCTATTGTGTATTCGTCAGTATAAGGCAACTCCCAATTCCATAGATCTCTATCCTCTATGTGGAGTAGAATAGGAGGAATAGGTTCAATACTTATGTTAAGAGGAACATAACCATTCCAATAGTACCAGGCCAGTGTTGCCGCACTATGATCTGGAGCATATACCCATTTAAAATTGTTACCTTTGTCCGTTGCAGTAATAACGTAAACAGTTCCCCAATCATATTCTGATCTCGTCTTATTACCACGCTCTACAGTATTAAAAAATTCTTTAAATGCATCGAATCCATACTGGTGATGATCGATAACTGTCACAGGAACGTGGAGATTGAAGAGTTGTTCTGGAGGGTAAACCCAGTCGAGGACCACTAATTCCTTTGTGTCATGAGGCAGTTGTGGTACAATCTTTCGTGATCCTCCCATGTGACCCGTCGAGAAAAATGCCAATTCCGTGTTCAAGTATTGTCTACACCACCACCAGGTGGCATATGCAGCGCCCACACCATCCAGGTCGTCGTCGTGTAGTATTACTACTTTGTGGTTTTTCATGATGACGTTAGCTGTTTAATTTCTTGAAATATTTCCTCAACCTTAATCCATAGACCCGACATAGTATGGTTATTGTCAATGACATAGTCCCATTTGTTAAAATCATCCAAGGCGATTTCCGAACGATGTTGATTGTCTCTTGCTGTATCAACACCTTCACCTCTAAGTCGCTCCGAGGCATCCACCTTGATCAATACGCCGCCCATATCTATAATCATACGAGCTTCGTTAGGAAACCGAACATCAGATATAACAACGTGCTGAATGGATGAAAGGTCGATAATTTTCCTCTTAACGTTTAATGCCCAGATGTTCGCATGGACACGGTTACGAAAAATATCAGTTCCGATGAACTGAAGAAGCCAAGTTACTGTTACATCCCGACCAAAGACGGCAGACCAAAAAGGAAGAACATCCAACTTCCGGTCGTCAAACATGATCGCTGGATCAAGACAAAATGCAGCAGCCGTAGTTTTTTTCAAAGCCTCGGCAAATGATAGGCTAACGAAATCTAGACCTTGTTCTCGGCCCAGTTCCACAATCATTTCGGCAACGGTATCTTTTCCGTGCCTGGCCTTATGGCCTATACCTATAATGAGTCTTTCTGGATTAGGCATATGATACCTCCTGCATTTTCTTTTTGAGTTGTTTGAATCGTTTCATAAAGGAAAACATCGCCATCTTGGAGTCCATCGGAAAGATAGTAACATCATCATACGGAGGATGATTCGTATATTTAGAAATATCGTACCAGGGATGAAGGTCTCGACGTTCCGTGGTGTAGATGCGATAGTCTACCTCCTTCATCTCATCATGGTGTATCGTCATAGTTTCATGTATACCAAATTTTTGTTCTATGACGCGTTGCATATTAGCTGCAATTTCTTTGTAACGAGGCAATAGAGCTTTCAATGGAGACGGCAAATCTTGCATATATGCTTCATGAGCATCATGTAGCAAGAAACCCATTGCTTTCCAGGGATCTTTAAACTTTCGACTCCCTAGAACACTGTGTTGTGAGACGGAATAATGCCAACTCGTTTGACCCGTGAACCTGGCAACATTGCTAAGACCAGTGGCGATATCTTGAATACGGAACATGTCTTCTGTAGGGCTCAGATAATCGATCTTAATCCCTGAGTTGGACATGATCGATGTTTTGGCAACAACTAGATCTACTCGCTCATCTTCGATATTCTCTAAATTGCGCTCCATGATATCATCAGGTATGGTTATGAAGGTTTGAGATTGTCAAGATCTACTCCGGGAATCCCTTGTGATAAAGCAGCTTTGGTTATTCTATTTTGTTGTTCTCGGACAAATGTTTCAACTTCGTCGACGAATTCAAGTCGAGCATTGGCCCATGCTTCGTGCCAAATCACTTCATCTAGAATAGTAAATTGTTGAGAATATACCATGAATCGTGCAATAGCATTGTATAAATCAATAAGGGTATCACGATGAACGTCAGAGACTTCTTCTACACGACCCAGATCAGTGTCGAGACTTATCTCAAATATATCAGCAGCAACAATGGAAATCTTAGCAACACTTTGCATCAACTGTACCAGTTGGCGCTTATCTCCATAGATCTGCATGGCAATTTTGACAAGTTCAGGATAGGCCCCAACGCGATCATATTCGTCGTCTTGATTTTCTTCTTGTGGTGTCTGATTTCCCTGGTCTTCGGTCATGAGTTTGTAGTAGATTTAGGTTGACATTTACTCCTACGAACAAAGCTTCTAATCTTGACGGCTTCGTCTCTCATAGGTCGTATTTGATGAGTAGACCATCCTCCGTCGACAGATTCGTCGGCCCATACTTCTAATTGCTTTGCCACTTCTAATAGCTTTTCATGTGGAGTCATGATTTCTTCCATTATGTTTCGATAGCTATACGGTTAATTTCTGCTTGATAAGACGACATCTGTGCTCGTGCTTGTGCCGCGTACGGGTGGAGGAACGCTGTATGCGACGAGATTAATGACGAATAAGATAATGCCGCCCGGAAAAGTTGGTCGCTCTGGTTGCGTTGTTGTTCTCCAAGCTTGTCAACGTTAACATCGACTTTATCTCTCCAAAGCTCTTCTTCGCTCCAAGGTTGATCATATTTTACGTCTATACACCAATCCTTATCTTCATCATATTTTATATACCATCCTCTAACAATTAACTATATGAACACGATGCCAAAAACACCTCCGAAAACAACATGTATGAAAAGTAGCAACGATAAGAATATAACAGCCAATAGACTACCTATAACTTCATATGTTTTTTGGTTCAAAATCATAACGTCCGATGTTTTTTTGGTGGAACCAGGGATACGTGAACTCGCATACCAGCCTTTTTGGCGGTTTCTATCATATCCCTGGTTCCTCTTGAAGTTCCGTTCCATACGGCAATAAGAGCAGCGCCATTCTTTCCAATAGAAGACATGGCCTTTTCCGCCATAAGTTGATTACGGTTATGCCCCGCCAAAGCATTGTATGGTACTCCTAAAACGTTGCGTTTCATAAGAACGTTATCTACTTCGAAATTGTTCCATTGCGCCGCTTCTTCATGGTGGTCGATTCCTTCTCTAACTGCATATTCCTTGGCCGCAGCGTCAACTCCCTTAGCCCCGCCCTGAATAATTTTGGCAATAACATTACCAGAGGGATCACTATCGGCCTTTTCTATTAACTTCAAAAAAGGAGCCCCCGCAATGGCGCGTTCTATCCAAAAAATATCATTTATGTCACGCCCCCCTGCTATGATAACTTGCATAGGTTTACGTTTCACATCGCGTTGGACAATCTCTATGCTATTATAATCGAAATCAGGATCCGTTTGTTCACTAAACAACATACGCCATCCCTCTTCAGTAAAGAATATCCCGAACTTCTTCGCGGAGTCCATGAGTTTCTTTAAATACCAGTTCGTGTTTTCGTCTGGATTGTCAGGATCGTGTTCCTCGGCCCATTTGCTATGTTGAAAAGCACGTATCTTATACACCTTCATTTCCTTGGGCGCGGCGCAATAGTGAGCAAAGCGGTCGCCTACCACCACCTTGTGTTTCCCCGATTCGTGTATTCTCTTGGCGACCTCATATCCAGCATCAGCGTTGCGTCCTCCGTTTCCAACGCCTAGTTTTACCTTCTTGTCGTAGAGACTCAGCGGATCCTTAACTGTGCTGCGTTTACAAAACTCGTCAATTGTCCAGTCGGACGTAAAGACTTTTGTCCAATACCTCGTGTAAATTTCATGTACCTTTACAGGATCTCTTTCCAAAATGGCTGTGATGATCTCTACTACGAACTCACGACGAAAAAGTTCGATCACGCGGCTCTTGAAGCTACCGCCTTTAATCTTTAGCCGACCCTCAACAAGAGCGTAATTCTTCTTACGTAACGAAAGCATAGAAGTTGCTCTTCCATCGAAACCAACTACGATTCCTGATGGCATACGTTTTGTCAGAGACTCAACCCAATCCCTGTCTCCCATAGGAAACGGTCCCTTGATATCATGTTTTAATTCAATAATGGCGACCGCCTTACCTTCTGGATGATCCTGGTTGTATACCCATTTAGGAGGAATACAAAGTGTTCCGTCCGTATTCTTACAGAGAATTCCACCTACTCCACCAACAAATGTTCCGTCTTCTGTAGAAATATCATAAACATCTAATCCTGTCTTTCTTTCAATCAAAGCTCTAACTTCACTTGACTCATATTTTATCCGCCGCGTTCCAGTAAGAGTGCCCAAACGTACAATTGTTTCTTTATCTTTTCTAACATGTACATTAATTCTATGAGATAACTCCAGATCTCTCATCAACCACCACATCCCAGCAGCAAGTATGTGAGACTTTGTTGTATATTGTCCAGTACCGTCTTTATAAAAATGACCATCTCCCTTCATAGCTCCGTCAAAAAAACCATGTTTCATTTCTTTTGATCCGTTCAAGACAACGGAAGGAACTTTCTTTTGATGAGTTGCTTCATCATAGAGAAGATTATTCCATATATTATATTGTATTATATTGTAACCGCCAGTTGCTTTATTACATCCTGTGGATTTCATTGTATCGTAAACCATCATCCTGGTTCTATAGTATTTAAACGCAAGATCACAAACAAGTTGAAGCAAATCCTTATCTTTTTCGGCGCACGATACATTCGTCGACCAACCATTTGGTTTTCTTGAAACCCTGGACGTAGAGCCTTCTGCTACCATAATACCCAGGAGCCAACCGTGTTCATAGTCTCCTTCTTCGTTGTTCGGTAAAATAGGCAAATCGATAATCTCAAGTTTATCCCCTATAATCAAATCACGGGGTTTAACCATTTCTCCATCTTCACGAAAAAGGCTATGATCTTCAGTTACAACAACAGTACCACACATTGTTCTGACTTCAAGCATACGTTTATCTGTATTGTGACGCTTAGTATATTTGATAGGTTTCCATCCCGATCTAGTTAAGACTTCTATTCCATCATATCCATCAAAACGACGTAATTCGTCCGAATCATGAAGAGTAGCTATAGACACAACATCAATATCATCGCCGCGACGTATGTAAACAGGTGTATAAGCAGCAACAGAGTCACAAGCTATAGGTTGTCCTCCATCTTTAATGATTTCACGAAGCATCTTTTTAAGAAGACCCTGACCTATGGTACATACACGATCTGCTTGAATAAAATCATTAAAAATAAAGAAGTTAAAACCAAGTGCGCCATACATCGAGTTGCCTTGTATTTTATAAGCCGCTTGTTTATGATCTAACGACTCGTGTTCTTTCTTTCTACCTGTCAGAGGTTTACCATTTAAATCTTCTAAGGCTTTCATCTCGGCCTTAGTCGCCAAACGTAAATCTGTCAACTCTCTTAAAATCCTTGGGAACGTATTTAACGTGTCGGTTGACGGTTTTACATCATAGTTGAGCATAATACTTGGATACAGAGACTCGACATCTGCATAAACTATGTTCTCGTAGACTCCTATTTTGAATATATCAGTATAACCACCAACTTCCATTCGACCCGCCTTGAATGTTGGTATGCTATGTCGTTTTTCCAGATATTCCCTTACCATGATGTGTTCTACCTTAGTTGCAGAACCTCCTCTGGCTATACGCTCATAGGTCATTGGAACCATCTGGCTCAACGCAAAATGACTTCCGCCGAGATGTTTACCAATGGATCTGGTTTCATATACATCGTCTAGAGCATAACGCAGTACACGTTCAGGGTCTTCGTCCCAGGTCTTTGCTATTTGATCTCCCTGGATGTATTCACGATTTTCTGAGGCAAAACCAAAGTATTTAGCTGCACCTTTCAGGGTGTGATCTTGCATCGATCTTTTAACTACGTCAAACGCCAATACCAAGAAATATGTATCTATGATGTGTCTCCCAGCTATAGTCCAGGCCGGGTATTCTATCTGGCGTTCAGCGAAACGTATTTGTGTATCATAGAATGTGGGAACGGATCCGTCTCGTCCTATGTTAACCTCGATACCATAACGTTCGCACCTGGTCATCAGGTAAGGCATATCGAAACTCAGGAAGTTGTGGCCCTCGATAATGTCGGGGTCCAAAGCTTGAATGGTTTCGACCCATTCTTCCAACATTTCTTTTTCGGTATCAAACCTAATTGAATCTTTAGTGTGAACACCTTTTGGAGCAATATGAAAAACAACATCAAATCCTTTATTATCACACATAGATATGATAAAAATCTTATCGGTTTCTCTGGAAGCGTTAGGAAAACCTACCCTGCTATATGCCTCAATGTCGCACTGAAGACGATGGACATCATCAAACCCCCTGCCCTTAAACATGGTATTACCAGTCTGCATAAGCCACTGAGACTCAGCAGATGCGATCATGTAGATCTCTTTACGTTTCCATTCCCTCGTTTTAAGATTCTTAAGCACTTGTTTTTTAGCTCCCCACATCTCAAACCAGTTGTTAAACACAACAAGCACCTGGTAATAGTTGTCGCCCTCAAGATTTACCCAACGATACTGTTCGCGAGGAAAGTTATTGAGAAGATTAATATCTTTGAGCCAGAAAAACGGATAAAAGTTTTCCAAAGTGAATTCTGTACGACCAATATGATTATTCCACACCTGCATCTTGTTACCATCAGGATGCATCGCCAAACCGACAATACCCTGTCTGTCAGACTTACCGTAGAGTAGTGCAGATTGTATAGGGTCGTCTTTTAATTCCACTCTCAACCTCCCTGCTGTTGATTGGCTTGTATTAACTTATATACAACTTAGAGCGGGAATTTGTTTCGTGTTCGTTCATTCTTCAAATAAGGAAAACGAAGTTCCATGATATGTGTTAACTCTAATATCCAATTATAGACGTTCATATAACACCCAAATTTCGTAGTTCTATGTATGGCAGCGCCAAGTTCAGTTGCTCGACACTCTAACCATAGGTCATATGGCATAATACCGCGTGGTGGTCTCTTCTGTTCTGACATAATTAATCTGTTCTCATTTGTGCCATATGTAAAGACTCCATTGAAGGAAGTCCTCGCATGGCGTCCTCGGGATCCAACCATAGTTCGATCTTTTTATTCAAAATGGATTCCTCTATCCACTCCTTAGTCAGCAAAACTCTTCCTTTTTTCATACCTTTTATTCTGAATTGAGAGGCCACAATTTGACCTTCAACCACCTGGTCAGCGCTTTCATCTTCGAAACCAATAACCAGGATTTTTCCATTCGGGTTGACAATACGTAAAAAGAATTTAAAATCCGTTATATTCATCATTTCCTTGTAATAGTATTTCATCGAATCGCTCGTCTATAGAGGCAGTAACTAATCGACACTTATCTCCGTCCCCGAGATAACATAATGATAATCTAACGGTTTGTGTTGACAAAAGCAATTGCGTCATCTGTTTATCCTTCGGCGCTTACGTCCTTTATGACGAACTTTTTTCACTTGTATAGAAGAAGACCAGCCCTCTGGTGCATAGATTTTTTCCCATAGTCGCCAGGTCATCGCTTTACCCATGCGTAAATATTGAGACTTGGTTGTTTTATTCCGATGTATGAAAGGTGCTTTTCGTTTAACAATAACAGTACCCTTTTTGTTGATCCAAATAAGCCCAGCATGGTCAGGTATGTCTTCCAATCCAAAAACATTATCAGGACACACGTAGTAGAAAAAATTGGGTAATCGTCGAGTCGACCTGTTTTGCCCCTTTTTCAACGTTTCATGTTTGTAACGCTTGTTACGAAGCTCACGCTTAAGATCCGCTTTGTTTATCTTAATTTCATACTCGGCAATACGTTCCTGACTGTTCATTCCAATCAGATCACATTCCCAATCGTAGAATAATATGTTTGGTATAATATACGAATGGCCCAGCTTCAATAAATAGGGCCACAAGAGACTTTGAATTCTCTTCTCTGTCCAACGTTCTATTTTCTTGGCTCTTCTCAACCTTCTACTCGTATAACAAGAATTTTATCAGGAGTTTCATCAACAATTTGACCATCCTTAACGCTGATAAGTCTTCCGTGCGGAAATCTCTCGGCGTCAGATTTTGTCTTGTCGTAATGAAAATACCATATTCTCATGTCTTTATCGGAAAAGGACGTAGTTGCCCCTGGGTCGCATAAAAGGCAAGTGGCTTCTTAGAAGAACCAAAGTTAGATTTCTGAGCCAAATTGTGAATGTCTTGTCCCTTCATCCAACCGACCACTTTGTAATCAGGCGAATTCGAGATTACCAGGACAAAGACTTCATCAAGCTTGTCGTTGGGTCTGAAGATCAGTTTACCGTTTTTATGTGTCGTTCCTCTCACCTGTATGGAACCAACATCGGGCGCTTTGAATGTATTGTATGTAGGGAGGAAGTAAACATTTACTGCTTTAGCATATGCTATTTCACAAAGAGCCCCAACCAGGTCGCTATTACTACCCCATCCTGGGCCATTGGCTTTTAACCCCATCTTACGAGATTCGGACCATCTCTTTCCAGCGAGTAGAGCGCCCAGATGGTGCTCTACCTCGCCAAGAGTTACGATTATGTTCTTTCCTTCAATCATATCGTTATGAGCTTTTTATAACCTAATAGAGTTTCCCCATAGCTATGAGCATCTAAAAACTCAAAAATATGTTCGTCGTTTGAGTTTCTGACTATAGGAGGAGCTTCAGTAATAAATCCATTTGAATCTACACTTAAAGCAATCGTCGCATAAGTCAAAACAACGTAATACCAGATGTTCATATTGACTCCTGATTTTAGAGAAATAGATGTTGTCTTGCGTCATGTACTTCTTCGCCTTGTTGGGCAAAATCCGCAAGTTTGTAACTATTAAAATGGGGGCCGAAAATCGGCTGTCCGTTGAACTGAAATGACTCCCTGATTTCGTGTTCTTCTGCCATCAAAACTGCGGCAAATGCAGTTTGAACGATCTCGCTATCGGTCGAATGACAAGATACGTACCACTTTCGTCCACGTTGGACTGTTTGAATTCCAGTATAAGCATCAGGAGCCTCAAAAGTTACTTGAAGGAAGTAACCTTCTTTGCCCATATTTTCACACCTGAAATTGACGTTTTTGTATTCGATATTGGATAAAACATGAGTCAGTGTTTCTAACGTCTGCATAGTTTTTATCCTTTTATATTCAACCCTCTCTTCGACACAGTTCTGTCTGGAAATCTGTGAGCATAGACCTGGCATTTCGAACATATTCTAGAACGCTATACTCAAGTCTATCGAGCATATACAAAGCATCTTTGATTGATTTTATATCGTTTGCATAAAACCCAATACTTAATATCCTATCTCTTGAAGACGTGTTAATCTTCAAGAAGCCAACAACTCTATCGCCTTCTCCTGAGAAAGCATTTAATTCCACGTTGAATCCTATTGAGTCTTGACTCCTAAGATCTCTCCGGAGAAATGCGCGGTGCCTTACTTCCCGATCTTGAAGCGTAGTATTTGCAGTTTTCTTTTTCATAGTCATAGGGCACGGTGTTATAATAGGTTTGTCCATGAGGATGATCGGGACGTAGATATCTGAGGCAGGTGTCTCTGATAGGACACCCATGTCCTTCACACTTAGGTTCGTGAATTTCAGCAGATAGCGTAAGGTCAAAGTGTGACACTCGACGGTCGCGAGGCTGCAATGGATCTATCATTTACGTCTCGTTTGCATAGAAGTTTCGCGACCATAGTACAAACTACCCTCGACCTTAAAGGCCAGACTTCCTGAGACAAAAATGCGTTTACAATTCTGTCCAGTCGTGGGGCAAATAGTTAAAGGTTCGTCTAATATGGATTGACGATGTTCAAACATTGTTTGATCGGCGCGGCGGTAATCGTAAAACGGCATGGTTTATTCCTCTGATGGTCTCGAAGACTTGATGGTCGCAGTAACTACATCATCTTTAATTCGAATAGGACGGGTATAGTCAACCTCGATAGGATCAACTCCGCATTCTTCAAACCATTCTATAAGGTACTGCTCCCCGACTTCGCCTAGCCAATCTAAAAACGCCACCACTTGTCCAGTATTATCGAAACCTTCTAGTACAAGTTTAACACTCATCGATCATCTCCGTCGCCCTGAAGCGCACCTCGTTCCTGACGATCTTTTAATTTGGTGACGTTTCCTGTTGCGACTTCGCCCATGTCCAGATCAAGAAGAGTACAAAGTTCAGCAACGTACCAGAGCACATCACCTATTTCCTTCCCCAGAGCAGCACGTACTTCATCGGTCACATCTCCACCATTATCACGAAGAATTTTCTTGACTTTACCCGCGATTTCCCCAGCCTCGCCTACTAATCCAAGGGCGACGTAGAAAATACTCAACGTGTCGTTAAGCTCGTCGTCATTTTCAAAGTGAACGTCGGCTCTACCCAACATGAACTGAATAGCCATCTCATAGGGCGTTGCCGTACAATGCGCCGCTCTTTGATAATGGTCGAACGTGTTGTTGACGTGGGTAGACACCATGCCTTCGAGATTACTTCCACCAAAACAAGGATCATTCATAAGTCGTTCTCGATTTAAAGTGAACGTGTACTTGAGCCACTAGACACTGATGTACGTAGCTCTCGTAGTAATGAGCAGAACGATCAATTAAACCGTGACGTAAATTGTCGACGCATCCTTCAGAAAAGATTCCCGAAGGATATATAATTGGAGACCGATACTCGTCTATATCCACTGGTGTTTTCATAACAACCGGATCAGTCTGTTGATCGTCTGTAGGTAATGGTTCGATAATAATAATATCGTCATCTACAATAGGAGCATTAGCGCTTCGACATTGACCTATCAGTAGAACCATTGAACAGAGTAACATGATCAATAGTAGAGCTAAATTAACATGGTGTTCTCTTTTGTGTGTCATGGTAGTTAAGATTTAGGTTCGCGTTTAACGAATTGTCCTAATGTGTAAGCCATGATACTGAAAACTATTAGTGCTAAACCCAAATAGATATACATGTTGATTGATTCTTGGCCAATGATCATCACGAACAACGCGAACGTCGTCAGAATCAAAATCATAATACGAATCAACCAATTAAATTTCATTTCTTACCTCAAGATACAGTTGTGCCAGTACTTATTAGGATCAAAGTTGGTGTTCTCGTGTTCCGCCTCATAACCACAAACTAACCACACGTCGAGCAAAGTGTAAAAGAGACGACCCGCCTCTACGTAGAGCGCTTGTATTGCCCATTCTTCGTTGAGTACGGATAGTACCTCATCGGTAATAGGCATTATATATCCGAAAATAAATGCTGCTGGAACAACAGTACCTTTTATAGTTAGCCGGGTATTAACACAACGTCCCCAAAACTCCATCACTTCATTATCTGGAAGCCCTAGTTCCTCAGCAGTATAGGCACAGTTAACCCATATTTCAGGAATAATATAATTAGGAACGCCACTATTGAAATATGTGATTCGAACCCCGATGTAGTACTGATCTTGCGCGGCTAAAGTAAAGAACCGTTCGCTCGGTTCATATTCAGGGGGCGCAGCGAACACAACTAACTCAGTGAATTCCTCGTTCTCGGGCGGATCTTCTTCCATCGCACTAGGAGCACCGCTACATCCAAGAACGAGTACGAGAATAAGCAATAATATTCCGTAAACAATCAAGCGCCAAAAAAGATTTGATGGTTCGTTAGAATAAGTCACGAGTTCACCTTGGCCTCAGCCATTTCAATAAGTTGGTCAATTTCCTCTATCCACATGTCAACAGAATTGGGCGAGTAGCGGCCAAGACAAACCCCAAAAAAAGATTCGATGGTCGTTCGTTCATATTGCCCACGTTTCTGTATCCCGTAGATTTCCTCAAGTGCTTCAACGCCGACGTAGAGATCTTGGAGTGTAGACGGTTTGTCGTCTTCTAATATCTCTTTTACGAGACTAAGACGAAAAAGTAACGCTCCCCATGCAGGTAATCGAGTCATCCAATAATCAAGGGTTATATCGGGTTCTATGTACCAACCGCTACTACACTGTAAACAGGTAAGAAATCCCCTGGTACAATATTCGATAACCGTGCGAATCGAGACACCTTTCATCTCAGCAACATCACCGGCGTACAGCCAACCAGTAGGAGGTTTAGGCAACTTAGGGTCGCCAGGATGTATGTGATATTGATAAAGACAAACGTCTTCTTTTTTTTCCGCTACTTGATTACGCTTTGTTATTCGATCAAGTTCTTGCAACATATCGAACAAATTAAGCGCACTACCTTCCTCTTCATATCCCAGAAAAGGAGGAACATCTTCCGATCCGGTATGAAGTAGATAAGCGTCGATCAGATCTGTTTCAGTGACACGAACAAAGCCGTCCTCTTCACCCTTGGATCCGAGGACGGCTTTAATCTGTCTCAATCGACCTTCCGGAGTTTTAGAGACCCTGGTTCTAATCGGTTCGATTACACGGAGACTAGAACGGGAGGTCGTCGTCGGGCGCGAAACTGCTTGGGACTGTTTCAGCAACTTCTGTAGCCCTTGAACGCTGCGCGGTAGATGCTTCTGATGTTCCATTTGATTCTCGATTGTCAAGCATCATCATCTCGCGTACCTTGATCTCCGTCGTGTAGCGGGTATTGCCGTCGCGATCTTCCCACGAGCGCGTTTGCAACGACCCTTCAAAATAGACCCGACTGCCTTTTCTAAGATACTCAGCACAGATCTCGGCCAGACGACTCCAGGCCACGATGCTGTGCCACTCGGTCCTCTCTACGAGTTGACCATCCTGATCCTTATAAGATTCGTTTGTGGCGAGGCGCAAGTTGCAAACAGCCGTGCCATTGCCAGTGTAGCGCAATTCGGGGTCTTGTCCTAAATTGCCAATGAGGATGACTTTGTTGATTGCTCGTGCCATGATAATTTCTGCTGTTATGTGAGTATGTGAGTGGTTGTACCGTTGGCGAGGATATCTACGTAGCGAATGCCTTGTTCTACATCAAGAGAAGCAACTACAACACCATCTTCTCCATAGATAAGATACTCAGATTCATAAATAGCAATCCAGGGTTTACGCGTACGCTTGTACAAGATCAACCACACCTCGCCTTGTGGCGTCTCTTCTTTGATTTTTGCAACCCAATCCTTAATAGCCTTGGTATGCAAATCAAATTCGTAACCAAACTTGACTTCGATTCGAACGTTTCGAATACACTGAAGCAAATCTGCTGAAAAGGGTAAAGGGCGAATTGCTGCGGCTTGGGCCGATCGCTTACATTCTGGATAACCCAAGCTGCGTAATAAAGCAGCGGCTTCGCGTTCTCCTCTAGCTCCTTTTCGTTTAGAGTTAATGGGCATCTGTTTCTATAGATTGAAGATATTTTATTCTCTCTTCCTGAAGAAAACGCGTCCAGTCTTTTTCCCAACTCTCAGGATCACAAGTACGACATACAAGTGGTTCTGATCCAAATTGAGATATAGTCGTCAAATGGCCGCATTTAGAACAATGTTTACAATAGATTGCCATATCTCCCTTTTCTGTATTTAAGTATTAGACGCAAAAGTTATAACACTTGTTTCAAATGTTCTGTGAAGATCACATGGAGATCGCGAGACTCCGCCTAATCGCCAGTTCGGGATGTTGCCACTTGCCGCCGACAATACCTCGCAGTCGCCTTTCCTCGCGCTGTGTCAGCCCATCGGGGTTTTCGTGGTATACTACGCGGACGCCGTGTCCAGGAACAACCTCTGTGCCAACATGTCTGTCATAGTCGTTCCAGTATTCAAAAACACCACCCAAGAGCAAGTGGCCTGGGTGTTCATCAATAACAGCGTAGATCATATAAATAGGGTCTCCGTTAAATTCATAAGCGTCCGCGGGGTGTTCTTGGGGGTCGCAAGTCTTCGTCCTCTTCATCTTGTCAAAAGCAGGGAGTTCAAAGTCGCCGCCTGTTGTTCTATAAACGTGTAGTTCGGTTTTCATCGCTCCATCCGGTTTAGTTGGCGTGTTGTTTGTGAATCAATACTTCCTTCAGTTATCGGATAAAATTTATACGCTTCATCATATGGTTTTGCTGGAATTTTGTCTCTAATCTTAGAAAAAAACATTGTAATAGGCATCGGTTCTATTAATAATATATTAATAGAATTGTCAATATCTCCGATATATTCCTGTAGTAAAGACATTATTCAGAAGGCGAGTTTAATCGACCAAGATTGATAAGAATCCGTATAGCATGTTCTTGTGTAGGGCTCAAACGAGAAGGGAGTTTGTCCAAACTATTTTCTGCAAACGCAACAAAACGACTTCCTCCAATGTATTCAGCAACAAAAATAATTCCGGTACTATTAAGAATTACATGTTTCAGATTAGTGCTATTCTCAGGAAAACACATTACCACAATATCGGCATCTCTAGCCAAAGGATAGATAAATCTCGTATTGTTCTCGGTCTGGTGTTGTACATACACCAAAAAAGTATCGCCTGTCACAGGGTACCAGGTGTTAGGATACATTTCTACGACATGCATATATCCATAATTTAAACTATCGTTATCAAAAACCTCCGAGGCAGTTGATTCAATGTCCGGATAGACATAAACAAACTCTCTGTATACCTCGGGATCATAATACTTTTTTGCTGCATCAACCTCCGATTGTTCAACCGTTTTGCATCCCCAAGCAACCACTATCAATATGAGCAAGATTAAAAATTTTATAGTCTTCATGAGTTTGTCCAGTTTTGAGAGTAAATAAGTTAATTTCAATGTACAAACTAGACGTATTTTATTCAAGCGGTATCGATTTCCTGAATGTAGAATGGTTCGTTGACATAGGTATTGTACTTTCGCGCAACTTCAAAAGCGCACTTCAATCTTTGTTTTGCGTCAAAATCTGAACCACAAAAATATTTTATAGTTTTCAACGATGCATTAACTTCACGCCCTCCCGCCCCTATGGCATTGAAATTAGTCTGTGACTCCTCAACTAAATCAAACGTTCGTCCAATTTTAATGATACGAGGATCTCGTCCTTCTATTGAAGGAATACCAAAAAGAATACTGCCTGGCATTTCGTAATTATTCTCTCCTTCAATATCTATACCTCCTTTCATAAGTTCTTGCTGAATTCCTGGAATCACAGATTTCAAAAGATATACAAAGAAATCTTCGTTTTTATCCATCCAATCGTATTCGTAATCGTAGTGAAGAACGAGTTGACCAAACCTCGAAAGACCGCAGTAACCTACTAACATATAAGAATGTTGATTGGTTGTTTCAACATAAGCAAGTTTAATCTTTCTTAACTTGCTATATTGGGCGTTTGCCGTCAATTCACCAGTCGATGCATTTGCCGCAGTTGAATCTTCACAACCAAAAAGCTTTCCGTCTTGATGTAGCATTGCAACAGCACTCATGAGGTTACCTCTTCGTCTAAAGTTTGTGGATAACGCGTATAAAGAATTTGTTCGTCTACGCAATCAATACATTGATGTACATATTCTGTTGGGGGACCATTCTCACTACTGGATTTTATTTCCTTCATGCACACCATCAACCCCCCACATTCACAAAAGATCTCATATTTAACTCGCTGTAGCATCCTCGGCGGCTATTTCATTTCCAGTAATAAATGGTTGAAAGTCGATAATATGAACATCCAATTCCCTATCTTCTATACTTCCATATTCTCTGATAACTCTCATGGGAACTTCCCCTATCTTACCGTCTCTATTCTTCACAATTTGAACGAAATAATCTTCTTTGTTTGGTTCTTGCTCATATGGAATTCCTCCTTTCCAAAAGAACCAAGGATAGTAAAGCATTAATACTTGATTGGCGAGTTGCTCTGCTTGGCCGGTGTACCTAAGATCAGAAAGACGGGGCTTGGGTTCAATTGAGAGCGATGCTCGTTTCTCCACCTCGCGACTTAGCTGAGATATAATAACAACCGGAGCCTTGGTACGTTTAGCTATTTCCTTAATCGAGACCAGAGCACGACTGAGTCGTTCCACGGTATTGTCGTGTTTTCCGTGTCCTTTATCAGTACCAACAAGTTCAAGAAAATCGAAAACCACTAAGCCAAGATTATGTTGGGCATGAACGGCCAACGATTTAGATAACATATATTGAGGCGTAGGACTAGGTGTCTCATCAATAAATATGTTTGTTTCTTGTTGATAATCATTAATAGCGCTGTTTATCCTTTGTTCTTCGGACTTGGTAATTGGGAGACGTGCCTTGGCCCATAACCTGATTCGTTTTGAATCGATTCTTGTCTCTCGACTTATTGTTCTAATCATAAGTTGTTCAACCGTCATTTCCGCAGAAAAAAACAGGGCAGCTTTATCGTCTCCTTGAGCAAACCAACGCTTTGTCATCTGTCTAATCATCTGCAACACAAAGGCGGTTTTCATTTGCGACGGTCTGGCGGCTATAATTGTTAGTTCGGCCTTTGGTAAACCAATGATTTTATCATCAATCGATACCCAACCCGTAGGTTCATTCAGATCAAGTTGGCCTCTTTTGGCCGCATCGATAAACACTTTAAATCTTCGCACTGACTCATCAGTATCGGCCATCATGTCCTCTGCTCCTCTTTGAAGCAGAGTCATAAGACGAGACGCAATGTCTCCAATGAGTATATCAGGCTCTTCCGCTCCTTTACGAGCAATAGCAGTTGACTCGGCCAGGATTCTACTGGTTTCGCGTAGCATATACGCTTGATTGATCCTTATCGCAAAGAATTTAGCATCTGAGTCTGTAACAATCTTCTCGCCATTGATAACAAGACGTTTGACAAACTGCGTATCTAGAGCAAAACGTCCATAATCTCCGTGTCGTTTGAGTTCTTCAACGATAAGATCAAACGAAGGCGTTACTCCTGAAATCCATAACCGCTGAATCGCTCGAAATATGAGGCGATGTTCCTGAACATAGAACGCCTCGGCCTCTAACCGAAGAAGTAAATCCGCTATGATGACTCTGGTTTTGTCATACGATCCTATAATATATCCTAGAGCAACACGTTCGGCCTCTTCCGCATCTGTTTGGACCGTTAGTTCAATTTCTTCGGCGGCCATAAACCGAAGTAGTGTCGGATCTTCCGGCGCATATTTAGACACATTTTCAAGAATTCTATCGACTTCGCCGTCATCAATACCAGGACAACGTAGATTCCGTTCAATCAATAGTGCTGCACGTATTGCTTCTTTTGAAAAGAATCCTCTCTGCATCCGACCACCCATGCTGAGAAGATAGCTATTACGAGAACCTTCAGGAACTTCTCCATCGACAAGATCAAAGGTTTGACTATGTTTTGAGATCTTAGCCATATCGATCAGCCAGGAAGGCATCTGAGCAAAGTCATTATCGAAAGGGTCTACAATCCATTCATATTGAGCATCTGTTTTCGAAGGCGCGACAACAATGTATCCGCCATCTGTTCGAATGTCTATACCTGGCGCAATGGTTCGGTTACTGAGTGGCTCTTTGGGACGAGCAAAACAGTAATGTAGTCCATGTTGTCCTTCTGACGCAACGCCACCCGTACGCTGAACCGGCGTACGATCTAGACGTTGTCCATCATTGTAGGTATCGAGAAGCCGTTTCATAACACGGTGTCCACCATGCCGAGAATCAATGTCTACGACAACAAAGGTTCCAGTAGCTAATCCCCAGTTGCAGTCAGGATATTGCTCAAACCATGTGCGAATTTGATCAGAGTCTGTTGTCGCATCTTTATATCCTTTACCTCCATCCTGTCCGGACACCATAGGCACCTTCGATGACGGTCCCAATGGAAAAACGGGGAATCCGTGTTCTGCGTATTTGAGAATCAGGTCAAGGTCTGACATTAAGCTCTCTATTTAGGATCGAATCCGTGTCTTACGTATGGGGACCCCGTTTGTTCAATGCGCCGTTTTAATTCGCTTCGAGCTTCTTTCTCGGTCCCTTCGAAAATTCCAATATGGTGTCTTTTAAAAAAAAGAACATCCTCCACCCAAAACGTCCACTGTCTAGATACATCTTCGAATTTCATGTCATCATGTCCGTTTAGGAAAATCCTTGCACTTGACCTTAGTGATGACACGATTTCCGCGCCGATCAAGCAATTCAACATCAGGCCGAGCCACAATTCCTTCAGCTTCAAAATCGCCCCACTGGGAATCAAATCCGTATCGACACATTGCAACGGCGTCAAGTAACGTTCCTTCTCCAATAATGGGAACCGTATCAATGTTGAGTCGATTCGCAATGTCTTCAACTAATTCGCGTATTAGCCAATTGCCCTCCATTCTGATATCAAAAAGAACGAAGTCGACATAATCGTTGTAATTGCCACCACCCTTTTGAATTTTCGGACCATAGCCTTCACCATACAAAATTACTTCTTTGTCTTCTCCGTCGAAATACTCTTCAAAATAATCCTTAATTCCTGATGCAATCTCTACAAGGCGATGCAAAAGGAAAGGCGGAATTTGAGCTTTATCCGTTCTTCCATGTATCCCACCGTCACCATAAATGCGAATATTAGTCCCATCCACCTTCTCAGTGAAAATCCATCTGTTCAATGCCAGATAACGAAAAGCGTCGGTCGTCCACTCATTTTCAAGGAACGTCTTGTAATTATTACTCGAGTCTCTTAAACAGACGCTTTGGATTTTATGGTATGTGCTCATGACGCCTCCACTATTTCGAATTCCCAAATACCGTGATCGCCGTCCCAGGCTTTGTCCCAAGCTCGTTCCGCTTCAGCTATGGTATCAAACGTCTCAACCTCAAAGAAGTCATTTTCCAGATAACCATAGCCACCATCGAAACATCCTAGCGAATCAATGCCGGTACAATCAGGGCAGGTGATTTTAACAACATACTTTCTCATTCGAATGTCCCCGGTTGTGTTTTGCGTTTGTCTTTAGTGGCTGAAGTTTTCTTGAACTTCCGATACCCATTCACCATCTTATCGAAGGTCGTGAGGCGTTCCGGATTATCTTGTACGGGTCGACGCCTCCTTAAGTTTCCAAAAGAATTTATATTTGCTCTTTCAATCCAGAAATTATCCTTGTACATGATGAAACGTAAAACGGCTGCGATCTCTTTCTCTGAATATAAATCAATCCTATTAATGTCATCAAAAACCTTAGCCCAGATTTGGATCAATTCGTCATCCTTGAACTTTCTCAGCGATGGACTAAGAATGTTTTTACTACGGAAAAATCTGAGCCCTGTTACGGCGAGTTCATATTGCCACGAACCAGGATTGAATCCTTTATTTTTTTTAGTATTCTTAGTCAGGTTATTGGTCCGTTCTTCAGGACCAATAACGGATGATTTTGTCTTTTCGTCTGTTCCGAAATTCGGACTTGGACCTATGTTATTCTTTTTAACTCTTATATATAAGGCATCAATTAGAAGTTTTAGATGAGCCTGAGTCCGAATTCCTACACCAAAAATGTTTGTAGGGGTTAGAGAATCTACGTTCAAAACGGGCAAATCTGCGATGATTAAATCGTTGTCTCGAAGCCTCACATATCCTAACTCAGCCAATCGTTTTAGGGACGAATCTATCTTCACTCTACCGCAGTTCATATGATCGATTAAGAACCCTCTGGTGACATCAACGCTTTCCGGTTGCGATAGGGCGAAAGTCATCAGACCTATGTCCTCTGGCTGAAGTCGGGAGTCCTGACAAAACTTCTTGACGGTTAAGCGCATTGATGGCATTTGCTACCCCCTTTCGGTCGTGTTTAAATGCTGAAAACAGCATACCCAGTAACAGGTTTCGATTCATTGGAACCTGGTCTCTCCACTCCATAACGATAACACTGGAACTTTTCTCAACGTGTGATATATAGCCCATGTTATGGAGTATGTGTATCAATTCATAGGTACTCAGACGTTTCATCTGAGATATTGTTACAGCGTACTTGGCATTCATTTAATTATTACCAGGTTGAGTTCTGAAAGGTTCCCTGCCGCAAGATATTTTTTTAGACTGAGTTTTCTGCGTATACTATATATGCCACTCAACCTCCTGTTCTCCCGTGGCGTTTCTCCCTACAAAGAGCGACCCCGACGATGGCGCTGGGGTCGCTTTTTGTATTAAAACATTTCTGTGAGTGCTCGGCGGACGTGTCGAGCAATCATTGTTAATTTTAGATTTTCGTCTTCTATATCTTTAATTCCAGAGAGAATATCTAGCGAAATATCTTTTGCTATAAGAACAACGAGTTCGCGTTCAGCCATTTGTCAGATACGTTTTTGTGCAACCATTTTGTCATAAATATCTATCTCTTTATCTGGTGGATATTTTATTATTGTTCCCGTCTTAGACATAGGTTTCACCGTCGTTTATGTGAGTGGTCATATTGACCTATGATTTCTATAGTAGAGAAATCAGCGTTTCTGCCATCATCCAGGTTAATGTCGCCCCTACCTGGCCCACCGCGTTTGTTGTAATCTGTAGCGTTATATCGTGTGCTATTTATCACCTTTAATACGAGCCACTGACTTTTTTTGTTTCGGACTTTTAATTTTATGATTGTATTATTCGTGACTAAATTTCTCATCATTTTGGTCATCATATATAGTCGAAAATATATAATTTTTCTTTTTGTAATTAAGTGGTCCGTCATCTGGATCATAATATATAGCCGAAAATCCCCGGACTCTAAATGGAAGATAAAAGAAGCGTAAGTCGTTGTGTCTGAACCACTCCTTCATGCGTTCAGGCATTAACGTCCAAAGGCGTCGACGCCAACAACACTTGTTGGTATAGGTACTTTCTCGACAACACCAACCGCACCAGGTTCTCGTGATTGTGGTTTCGGTGTCTGATGTTATAGCTTGTAACTTTACGAGCATTGTTTTATAGGTCAAGAAGTTCCAAGAGACGCCTCAAGATCCGAAAGTTATACAACTTACGTCCTCGGACGACTGAATCAGAAAGCACTTGCTGAACGGTTTTGGGCTTGTACCCAAGTCGAATAGAAAGTTCCGACCAGATAAGTTTCTTATCTTTTATTCTTTGTTTGGCCCGTTCTCTATCCGTTAGGAATTGTTTCCTCTGATGAAGCTGTTGGATCTCGTTTGGTCTCAACAGGTTGAACAGTTCCATCTTCTGTTGGATGCTTTTTCTCGTTATCATTGGGTCTATACATTTGTCTAATCTTCTTAACCAGGGAAGGACTTGATGCGGCACCTAACGCATCTATTTGTTCTCGATACTTCGTAGGTAGATCTTGTGCTTCTCCCATTAGCTTCGATAAGAAGTTAAAGGCCACAATTAGTTGCTGATGTGCCATATTGAATCTAGGATCCTTTACACTGCGTACCGTGGGATCTGTGATAGTGATAAGCTTTATTATTTCTACCATTGGCACAGCGCCCCGCTTGACTTGCTGAGAGCGTTCGCCCATCTTTCGGGGAAATACAGTACCTTCATCAGAGTACCATACCCTTACAATGGAAATAGTAAATCTCCACCTAAACGGGAAAGGATAAACGTCAACGTCTTTTTCTACGACCACTCTTCCTCGTCTCTTTGCTGCGTTGAGTACTTCGCCCATCGCCCTTTTGAGGTTCCGAGGATCGATGTACTGGACGAGCATTTTCTGTGGAGGAATTACTCTTACGTTGGTTGTTTGAATCTGTACCGTCTCCTCCTTCGGGGGTTTTGCCGTTTCCCGTACGTCTAACGTAGTCTTTGATGAAGAGGCGCGTTTTGTCGAACCCATAGCCTTGTCCGTTGAAGATGATTGCTGAGGTAAATCCGTTGGTCTCCATTTGCCTGATTACTTCATCAGGGAAATCCAGTCCTGGGACATTTGGATAATCTTTTCGTATATCGATAATATGTTTCTTCTTTCCTCGAATAAACATGAGAGAAGAAGGATTTTGCTGTGTCTCCGCTGTATATTGATTATCACCATCTTGAATTGTTATCTTAATGATGTCGTAGAACTGAATGTAGATAACTTCAGGAGGGGTTGGAACCTCATAAGGGTTTCTAGATTTTACCCTATATTGTGCGTTCTCTGTATAGGTAAGTCTCCCATCTTCTGCAATGGTGGGTTTACCCATCGAGACCCAAATCTCCCTCCACGGTTCCTTGATCACCTTCATTGTTTATTCCTTTATTTATTTTATTAGCAAAATCTATTATGATAGCGTTATATACTGAAAGGTGGGTTCGTATGGCATCTTTCATGGCGTGAACTATACCGCTAATTATATTCAGAGAAGAGTATATTGAACTAGGAGGCGTGTCTCCACCCTCAAGGATAGCCATTGTTCTGGGGTCATTATGAAGAAAGTGATGTACTACAGCATATGCAGCCATTATCTCCTCCGTGTGTCCTTCCATAGCACGAAGATGGGTCAACGCTTGTTGAAGATGGGTATGAATGATCGGGTAAACATCAATTCCCGGCGGAAGAGAGTCAATTATTATGTTAATAAATGAGATATTTTCTTGGCCCGTAGCTATAAGAAATCTCTTTGCTGCCTCCATCATATCTTCTTGGGCATTTTTTTGTTCGTCAGATATAGACGGCTGTTGAGGTTCAGAATCTCCTGTAAGTTCTTCGTCCAAATTAGATTGAAACGATTCTTTTTCATTGAGATTGTCCAGAAATCTTTGTATATATCCTGGATCATGTTCAGATTGTTTATTATCTTTTGGTCTTTCCTCTTCTTCCTCTGGAAAAGTGTCTTGGTCGCTCATGATTAAATTCGTTGTACGTGCATGAATGTAGTGTGAACATCAGCAGCAAATGAAATGAGGGCGTCAAGATCCTTATAGGCCAGGAATAGTGCATCTTTCGCCCCACCTTCTTCCACGTCCTCATCGAATGGTGCCTCGGCTCTGAGTCTAGCCAATTGGTCACGGCAGCGTTGAAGTTCGGTCTCAACTTCAGAAGCCACGTCTTTAGGATTTATGAATTCTACTTCGTCGTCGCTGAGATATAAGTCTTCTTCTTTCATATTTATGTGTTTCGTTTAGCAAAATAAAAAGCAGTTTTAAGTGACCAACTTGGACTAAGCCAACCTAAAGAGAGAATGACTACAATACTTTCCAACAGGGCAACCCACGATGTAATCCATATATACCTTTTCGGTAGCCAGTCTTTATTCCAAATTTTCATAACGTTGATCTATTTAGACTAAACCCGATGTATAAAAAAACTCTGTCTAGAGTCTATAAAGCCAAATGTCGTCGCTAGTGAAACGATAGAGTCGTTTGCTCATTTCATTAAACATTTGAATTCGTTTTAATTTAGATTCTTGGCGCATTCTACGTCGAGCAATTATATGATGCACATACATTCCTATGTAAACGACAACGAAGAAGGAAACGATGACGATCCATTTCATAACGTTGATCCATTTAGGCTTAACCTTGTGTATAAAAAAATGGCTGGACCTTCTTATTTCAACCCTCGAACCCCTGGTCGATCCTTCAGGGGACCTTCTCACCTTCGCTACTATTGCCGTTTCGCTAAGGGATGGGATTTACACGACCACGTTTAAATATGAGCAAATCGCGTTTTAGATGATCCCAAGGTATTCCATCACCTTGATGATCACCCAAACGAAGAAACCTATTCCTACAAGGGACAACATCGCTGCAAAGGCAATATAGATGAGAACGCTCTTCCTGATTATCCGGTTAAAGTTCTTCATGATGTTGTGTTGGTTGTTTTTTGTTGTCGAAGAGGGGATAGAAGATTCAGCCTTATTTGTATATTCGGCTGCATCCCCCAGATGTTTATAAACATGAGAGGATGTGAAAACGCTTCTATCCGTGATGCTGAGGCACTAGGATTCGAACCTAGACTTAACAAGGTCAAAGCTTGTTGCACTGCCAATTATGCTATGCCTCAATATAGGCAGATCGTGGGGAAAGTAATCTGTCTTCGTAGTCCCCACGATCTGCCGGGGGTCGGCAGGGCTCTACTAGAACCGACCAATTTAAATTATACGAACAATTGTGAAGAATGTTTCATTAGAGCCTCGGGAGGGTCTCGAACCCCCAATCTTTTGATTACAAATCAAATGCCTTACCAATTCGGCCACCGAGGCATATCTAAATATACGACTTGAACAATTAAACATCAACCTTTTCTATTTCTTTAATATCTATGGTATACGGATCTTTTTTATCAAGCAAAATAGGTATACCATTATAATGAATCGCTCCTTTTAGAGTCTCATCATATCCCCATTGATGCATAACATAAAGTAGTTTATTATACATTTTTCGTCCTAAAGTTATTTCTACTTTGATGCCATGAGTTATATCTATAAGTTTAGTCAAGCATTCTATAATAGGATAATCAATCATACTATTTCTCCTACTTTTTTATGTTTCTGTACGTAATTATCTGCGCAATGCATAGCGACGTAAGAAAGTGGTTTTGATTCAGCGGAAACACCTAGACCAGTACACCAACCAACATAGGTATGAATCAAATCCTTAACATCTGAGTTTTTCTTAAATGGATTATGTTCATGTTTCGGTAACTTTGTTTCTCCATTAAAGTCGAAACGAGCGATAATTTTATCTCGGTGTTCGGGAAGGGTTTCGATAAGTTCGATGACAATCTCCATCGTACGCTCTCCCTCGCCGTTAAGCTTCCTCTTAATCTCGCCGATTCGTTTTACGTTTTCTTTGTGAAGGATAACGTGAGCCCCCTTACCAACCCTATAAATAGCAACCACCGTTACATATGTAGTATGACGACCGCTGTTCTTCGAATCAGACGCAACATATAAAATGAAATCGTCAGTCGGATAGTGGCGTACCTCGTCGTCTTCGCGTTTCATCCATTTCCTGATGTACTCAGCCAGGTTGTCGACGGTTTGCCCCTGTACAGTCTGGAATTTCATTAATCTTGGGTTCGTTCATGTTACTTGAGCATCGCTTCAAAGGTGATTAGTTGTAGCTTCCCGGTGAGTCGGCGATTCTTTTTTTGGGCGTCTTTTAACATCTTTTTCAATATTTTAAGCTCAAATTTCATTTCTAAACGCTGTTTTTTTAATTCTTGTCTCTTTATGTATTTGTAACGGATATCCTGTCTTTTACGAAAGTCAACTATAAATTTTCGTAATCCCCATTTTGCAAGGATCCAGATCAGAACGGTACCGTATACGGCGATATCAATAAGGATATGTAACATCAGGAAAAGCCCTCCAGTTAAGATTGAAAATGAGTAGGTGGGTTCGTATATTTCTTCTACTCGACTACATATCAAATGTTTCATTCATACCGAATCAAAAAGGTGAATTTTTTAACAACTAAGAAAGTAACTATTTTACTACTGTCTAGCGTTATTCCATTAACATCAGTTGGATTTCCCTTTATCTGGATGCAGATATCGTCGGACACTGTATTAGATAAGGCACTGGGACCACTTGGTGCTCTAGTAGTTGTTATTGCAGTTGCCTTTTTTCTGTATAAATATTTAATGAAACGAGAGAAAAAGCACGACGAGGAAACTGCTGAAAAGGATGAAGAAATTACTGCGCTTAGAAATGAGATGATCGAAGCGGCTAAGGAAGAGGCCGAGTTCTGGAAGAATAAGGCTGAGGCGCTTGAAGAAGAATTGAAGAAGGGAAAAGATTAGGATTCGATCTCAGTTAAGTGTATAATAAGTGACGGTCTTCTTATCCAATAACGACGAACGTTTTCAATGGAGTATCCTGTTATTTCATAATAACGAGGTTGTTTACCGTACGCAAAATCTTGAATTAATGTACCGATAGGCGGAACTGATTTTCCCACCCACTGCCACGTTCCTGTCTTAACATGACACATAATCTTGTAGAAATCTTTCGTTTTCATTTTAACGTCTCTTGTTAGAAAAAATGGTGGGTTTCTTTGGGGTTGCGCTACATTCTAACATACGTTTCGCCCCTCAAACGTCTCAGGGCTCTCAAAACATACTCTTCCTCATAAAGCCTCGGTCCTAGTCCTATTTGATCGCAAGAATCAAATTGTCCTGAGAGGTTCAGAGAGGACAATAAACAAGAGTCGCAGATTTCATAATCACTGGGTATATGGCTTGTGCAACAATGTTGACATTTCGTATACCACACTTCACTCTTATCAAACTTGCGCTCAACCATTTTTATATTCTCTTTGCGATGGTTTTCCAGTAGTGAAACTTTTTTCTTAAGATGGGAGCCATGTATTTTATCTTTCCATTTTGCACAAGGAATCCAGCGCATAGGTAGCGAGTTGTGACGCGGTAGAGTCCGTCTTTCATCTAAACGAAAGTTTTGTGGATATGTCAGATAACATTTAGTATTCGGTGGATCATGAGGGAATAAATATATGTAAGACCTTAACTCAATTTTATCTGGATCTTAATGGCCATTTGATCATCGGGGTTAATCTTTTCCCTATGTTTATATATTCTTGGAAAGTGGGAAAATCCTTTTTAGCATCTTTGAACTCACCATGCGGCGGCCCGTCTACCAAGTTTCCCTCGCCTTCGCCATATTCGTCTTCGGGTTGATAACCAGATAGAACACAATCAACCGAAGATCTAACACCCGAGTCCCAATACACCCAGACCATTGCATCATCCGGTACGTTGGTTAGAATATAACGTAGTTGTTTGGCAGTCATAAGGCAAAGTCAGTTATGTGGTAATATAGATAACGGCGAGATTCTTTCTTATGTGTGAATCTCGCCGTTATCCTGTCCGAAGTGGTCGATCATACTTGATCTTATACGAAGATGAGATCAATTAGTTGCGTTTAGTACACACCGTCTACAGGTTCGGCGGTCTTCCAGTAAAACACAGTTAGGGTTCCTACAATACCTGTAGAATCGGCTGACGCTGTAGCCGCTACAAAACCATTGGCCGCAACACTCTGAACCAGTACACCATTTGTACCAGTGCCGGAAAGTTCTGTAATGGCCGCCGTACCGATGTCAGTGCCGTCATGGAGCGTATCGTCGTCCGTAGCAGCAACGGTCCCGACACCAATATCTGCCGTCGCCGCACCTGTAGTCGGAGTCGTAACGTTCAAAATGGTATAAACAGTTACCGCTACGTCATAGGGATTTTCCCACGAAGCCAATCCACCATTAGCTGGGGATGCTTCTACTACAAGCGCTATTCGCTCAACTTTTGCGAGTGAATCGATATCCGTTAGGAGTCGGCGTAGATTACCTGGGATGTACTTGTCTAATTCAGCAATAAGAAATTGAGACATAATTCTTTTACCTTTATTTTAAGGATGCGGAATGTGATAATGGACTAGCGTCCACTACCCGCGTGAGTCCTTAATATACGAAGGTAAAAGAATAGAATCAATTGGACGTGGTATCGGCTACGAGAATCGAACTCGTGTTTTCAGCTTGAAGGGCTGATGTCCTAGACCTGACTAGACGAAACCGACACGTATTGTTTAACTGAAAGGCTTCCCATGTAGAAGTAACGGTGGGAATCAAACCCACATAAGAAGATTTGCAGTCCTCCGCCTAGTCACTCGGCCACGTTACCTTGATATCAGGGTAAAAAGAATCGAACTTTTTCCTTCGGCTTCCAAAACCGATACGCTACCATTACACCATACCCTGATGTTACTTTCTGTGTCGCAAATGGTAGATCCAACGACCAATAGCCGCTGCTACAATTAAAGCACTTAGGCCCCAAACTGCAATAGAGGTAGCAATACCTTGATTGTTGTCTGTAGCGTAGTCAACAATTATAACCGCGACAGTTAAGATCAGTGCTATTGCGCCTAGAACGAACGGGTTTTTAAGAAGTTTTAACATAATATTGTGTTTTTTTTGATTAGTACCTCCGGTAGGACTTGAACCTACAACTCCCTGATTAAAAGTCAGGTACTCTAGCCTATTTGAGTTACGGAGGCACTTGACGTTTTAGCCTTTGAACCCCCGGAGAGAATTAAACTCTCGACCTATTTGTTAGAAGCAAATTGCTCTGTTCACTGAGCTACAGGGGCATTAGATTTACAATATACGAAAACTTTAGATAAAAGTTTCATAGAGATCTGTACGTTGTTCCATCTGAATGGATAATAATTTTTTGACCGCCAGTAAGTGTAGTGGCCGATCCGTCAATTGAAAAATTGAATGAGGTTGTATGTGCTAAGGCGTCGATACGTTTGATCGTCAAAACTCTACCCTTGTTTGTGGCTGGGTTCTGCAACAACAGTGTCAGGTTTCCGTCCTGGTCCAGGTATATGATACGATCCGCATCGTTGACTGTAACGTTAGATGATCCTCCTGTCAGACGAAAAGATTTTTCTTCTCTGGATGCAATAATACAGAGAAGTTCTTTGATAATACGTCTGAAGTCTAATTTTTTGAGACCAATACTTTCAGGCGAATCAAGCGCTTTTCTAATATCGATAAGAGACAGTTTATTAGGAGTATCTGCTTCGCCGCAACGAAAAACTTCGTCTCTAAATAGAATATTATCGGACGCATCTCCTTGTTTTAATCCCTCGGATAAACTTCGGAGAAAGTCGATAACTGAGTTAGTTGTATCGCCCTGTTTTATTCCATCTGTCGCACTAAGAATGAAATCAATGATTGAAGCATCAGCGTCTCCAGCGGCTAAACCTTCACTTAAACTTGTAACGAAGTCAATGGTAGAAGCATTAGTTTCGCCTCCTACGATACCTTCGGTAACTGAATTATTAAATGCGGTCATTTAATAAATGATAATAGAGGGGGGCAATGAAGAAGATAGTGGGTGTTGTAATATATGAAATGTATACATAAGAAAAAAATCAATTAGATAAGATCTTTTTTCCCACCTTGGACCGCCCACCAGTCCGCGATTATTCTAAACTATATCTCTCCACTGTATACCACCTACCATAGCCATATTGTTCGCCGATGGTCTAACGGCTAAATATAGTTCGTCTCTAGTTCCATCTATTAGAGAACCCAAAAGTAATGTTTCATTAAACAAATCTTGATTTACAAAATCTACATTTGCGTTTATATATCCCCCAGCAAGGACAGTTCCTCCTGTTAGTGTTGAATTGGACGAATTCCCTGCATTTCCAACTGCAAATTCTACAGAAGTATTATCTATTCCATTAAAAGTAACCGCATTGGCAACAACGGGATTCATAATTAGAAGCCACTCAAAATTAGAACCTGGAGGAGCAACGTTAACTTCATTTAGACTTATCAATACTGGTTTAATTGTTGAGTCCAGGGCTGTTGTTTTCAGTCTAAGGGCACAAATAGTATAGATAGTCCCTGAAACATTTGCGTTGATAGATGAGATTCCTGTTGAAGCGTAGCGTAACGATCCATCGTTTTGTCTACCTCCTTCTGAAATAACGGTTGCGCAGATGTGTTTGACCGATGCAGAAGGCCCTGTACCATCGTTTGAAATTTCATATCGTAGTGGAAGATTAGGTGTTGATAAATAGACAACGTCTTCAGTATTAACGTGATCAACTTCGTGAATATATAGAATTAATCCGTTAATAAAAAAACCAAACCTGACTCTTCCTGAACCACACTCGTAATCGATTATAAAATTTTGAAGTTTGTTAAAGTCTAATATTACTCGGCTGTCTCCCGAATCGTCTAGTTGATTAATTACCCAATCAGATCGAGCAATAGCTGTATCTACAGGAGATCCCGATGTAGAACTTCGAACAACAACTTTAATGCTTACACCGTCATCTTCGAAGAAAAATCCGTTGTTCTCATCGAAAGCTCCTATGCGTCTAGTTATACCGGGCGTACTTACTCCTAATATACCTGACATCAAAATCAATTGTGATTTGCCAGGTAAACCATTGAAATGTCTTTTTGTTTGTCTTACTCTAGTTCCAGCAGTTGTTGCGGAAACGGAAATGGTTGTTTCAGATCTATTTGGATTGTGAAACGAAGCCGTTCCAGAGCCCGAAACTTCCTGATCGTCCCAGAAAAGAGGTAGATTATCATGGATTTGTTTATTTGCCATGATGGTATACTCATTAGATACTCTGAGTCTACCAAAGGCATTGACAACTTGATTATCAGAAGGGGTTATGGTTACAGTACGTGGCATTATTCGTCGTAGAGAAGAAGACTATATATGATGGCAGCTATGGTGGCATTTGTTGTTGTGGACGCAGTTGATCGTACATCTGATTTAGCCGGTAGAAGTGTCGAGATGTTTTGAGTTATTTCAATAACATCGGATACTGCTGCGTCTAAGAATACACTAAATAAATCTAACCAGGGACCGTTTTGGAGCCGCAAGAGAAGTTTAAACTCTACTACAGGAACTTGACCTCCGCTTAATTTATGCGTGAAGAATGATGCTCCTAAGACAAAACCTATTTTTTTATTAGGTATTGTAAAGTGACTATTCTTTGTTATAGAATCCCCGGCCTTTATTACACTCTGAAGTTTTGATGAGATTGTAGAGGTAAATGTAATATCTCCATCGTTTGTTTCAAGGCTCCCCGCAGTTAAAAGAATTGCTTTTTGTAAACGTAGACACGTTTTGGTGGTTGTAACTGGTGTTGTTCCATTAAGACTGACGATTTCAGTAATTACATCGTAGTTAACATCAAGCATCTCCAGCAATACCGTCCTAGCGCCCGTACCGGAAGGATCTGAATCGTTTACTGATGTAGAAACAATATCCAAAGTTTCTGCGGTTGTCAAGTAGTCTAGTAAACCACCGCCTCCCCAAATGTCTTCTGTTGCAGCGGCAGATACATCGATATTTTGGCCTGAAACTATGAAGGTGTCTATTTCTTCATAGAAATTTCTGGACGCGTCTATAAAAAAATCAGTTGGATTTATTCTTCGAAGTAAGGTCATAATGCACTATACTTAAGTCCATCCGAATGAATAGTAAAACACTCTTCACCAAATAATTCCTGAGTTTCGCCGTCTATGGGCAAATTAAATGTCGTTTTGTTGTTGGTCGTGTCGATTCGTTTTATATTAAATATTTGACCAACGGATTCGCCTGGCGTTAAAAGTGCAACCGTAGTGTCTCCAAGAGATCCGTCAACATAGACAATGGAATCTAAAGGCGTGACTATTACATTCCCAGGAACAATAGGAGGTGGGGTAAATGCAGCTTCAGTGACCAGGTCTAACTTTAGAATTTCTTCGACAACACGTTTATCGCTTAGTCGTCGAAGTCTTTGAGACTCGGGTCTTTGTACTGCCTTAAGGAGTGTAGTACGAGTAAATTCCTTAAGAAAGAAATCTATTATTGTCTCTACCGTATCTCCCTGTTTAAACCCCTCTGCTACATTTCTAGGAAAATTAATTATCGATGCATCAATATCCCCAGCATCTAAACCATCAATTAAACTTCTAAGAAAGTCAATAATAGAAGCATCGGAGTCGCTACCTACTATACCTTCGGTAACTGAATTATTAAACGCCGTCATCTGCTGCTGTAGATGTGTAGGTAACGTTAATAGTGTCGAGATTGATAACGGCCCTATCTCCCTCAGTAAACGCAGCTACGCTAATAAGGATATCCGTCGTGCCGCCCTTCGTGTTGCTGGTGGTCACGAATACGCCACCTATGGTGGTCGTAGCGTTCATGGTGAAAATAGCCTTAGACGCACTGTTGTCGACGCTCTGGGACGACACAGTACCCAAAGTAAGTGTTTGTCGAACGGATTCAGAATAGTTCTCATCTTCAACCCAGCCGCCATGAGATGACATGGTGTCTGCTGCGGCAACAGTAGGGGAAGAGTCTGTTAGTCCTACAAAATGAGATGCCGTATACGCTGATCCTTTCCAAAATTTATCAAGAATCTCATCGAGTCCAACGTTGGTAACTATGTTGTCAATCTTTTCTCGCCAACGAAGACTACCATCGGGCCTAAAACATTCTACAACGAACGCCCCCTCAAAACCAATTTTCTGATCCATAGTCTTATTGTATCTTTTTTTTTATGTTAATTGAATTACATTTATAATATAAGACCTTGTATATCCAAAAGCTATTGGACTAAGGTCCAATACTCGTAACTAAACTGTTACATTTTTATTACTTCTACTAACATCTAGTTTATCGCCCTACTGACGCTGTTATAGTGGACCTGGTCGGATACGAGCCGACAACCTCAACCTTGCAAAAGTCGCGCTCTGCCTATTGGAGCTACAAGCCCATAAACAAAAATATAAAAAACGTAGCTAAAATTAAAGCGACTCCGGTTTGGCGTTGTATGCGTCGTCTATTTCCATACCATAGCTTGGGAATATCATGGATACCTAGTTCCCAGGTAGACTCTTCGAAAGGATCGGGGGTAGGTAGATTAAACGCATCATTGATTCCCTTCTGGAAATAGTAGTTGCCTATTATTGAAGCACCATATGCTGCAAAAAACGAGAGAATAAGAGACAGAAACAGATTAAATCTTAGGGAAAACACTAGAAGAGGAATCAACATAGTGTTTAGTTGTCCTATGATTCCTAATCCTGATTGCACAAAGTGAAGATTTGAGTTGTCTTTACTATATAAAGCATAGCTTTTTTGTCCATCTAATACACGTCTCACCGCTTCAAACGCAAGAGGCAATATAAAATAAATGATTAGGATAACGATCATAACAAATAGATTTTAATTAGTATGCCCGGTTGGATTCGAACCAACACTGTTTAGTTTCTAAAACTAACGTCTCCTACCTTTGGACTACGGGCACATTGATGGGGTATGGTGCCCCATTAAAGGTTGTGGGGACGAACACAACCAGTATAAACGTCCCGTATTAATTTCGTTGGGGCGGTCAGATTCGAACTGACATACAAAGGAATATGAGTCCTTCCGCTTACCTATCGCACACGCCCCGATGGATTATTGTTCCAAAAACTTCTCTAGTTCATCATAGTCAGGCATACCCTCCGCCCCGACCAATTGATCAAACTCTTCATTATCATCGAGCCATTTGATTTTGTATTCTAAACCTAAATGTTCCAACAAAGTGTCAGACTCTAAGGAATGCCCCTGATGTTTTAATTCTCCATCAATATAAAGTCCACACCAATCGTCGACGTATACGATTAGAATATCCATGTTATCCTCCTTGTTTATGAGGGCGATTGGTCGGATTTGAACCAACGATCTTCTGAGTCACAATCAGACGCTTTAGCCCACTAAGCTACAACCGCCATGTAAATTGTTGGAGCGCCCGGTGGAACTTGAATCCACAAACCTTCTGATTGGAAATCAGATGCTCTACCGATTGAGCTACGAACGCATAAACTATCTCAGATTACGTCTAATTATACCTGCGGCTCTTTGTTTCTTGCTTATCTCAATAGCTCTTAGTTGAGCCACTGCTTCTCCTTTCGTGTTGTGTGTACCGAGAACTTTATCGCCTTTGCGGTTTGTGACGACGAACTTGTTGCCGCGTTTTCTGATTGCCATGATGTTTCTTTTTCAATTATTCTTGCGCACCCTTGTTTTCCAGACGGAGCAACCTCGCAGCTAACACGTCCTCGCCCAGTTCCCAAGATCAGGATAATAAATCCTTGTGGTGTTACACGTTCTGCGCAAGATATGTGGATGCGGTAGGATTCGAACCTACAAGCGTCATAGACATTCGGGTTACAGCCGAGTAGGAGCACCAGTTCTCCCATCGCATCCGTATAAAAGGTCGATTTTTCACTCTTTCCTTTCGGAACTTACTCATCCTGGTTTAAAGACATATATCGCGATTAGCGTCTCCTTTTATATTTTGTTTTATGGCGGAGAATGTGGTAGTCGAAACCACTTCACCTTTCGGTGGCCTCTGATTAGCAATCAGGCACATTACCGTTCTGTCAACTCTCCGTTTCGAAGGCAGGTGCTCTTCCAGTTGAGCTACCTGGCATCTCAATAAATGTCATTCAAACGTTCTTTTGTCTGTCTCCAATCACCATCAAAGTGAACTCGACCACAGAAAACTTGGAAAAAGCTAGGATCGCCGCGCTCGTACGTTTTACCTATGAACCACCGACGCTTTTTTAGATCGTTGAGAATGATATAATCCCAGACTGTTTCGTCTTTCTCGGCTGCTCTGATCCATTCTGAAATCTCTTCAGGTATGTTGCCATATGCGCCCCAGGTGCCACGTCTATGTATTTTAGCTGAGGCGCGTTTCTTCTTTTTCGAAGTTTTTGGCATAAGAAGGTAAATTTTTCTTCGGTGGTTGCGGCACTGAACGGATTCGAACCGTCATCTTTCGCATAGACAGTGCGATGCTCTTGCCGTTAAGCTACAGTACCTTTGCTTTCGATTAAGGACTCAACGAAAACATGAACATCAAAGTCATCTACTCGCCATACTGGAAGTCGAGAATAAACCCATACGATAGCATCAGTGATAAGTTCACGATTATCTTCCCCAAATTCATTAACTAATGCGTCTATTTCCTTATTTTGCAACTCTACGCTCATTAGGAATCCGGTCTGTGAAATGTTGCCTTGTTAAGCTACAGTACCGTGTTGTTATCTAAAGATGAATGAGTAGTAAATGAACGGAAGAGGATGAACAATCCATTCCCAGGTATCACCTATATCGAAACGTTGCACCCCAATCAAGAGTTCGCTCCAATTGAATTCAACGGAGAACTCTTCCGAGAAATATTTTAAGGCGTATGCTATGATGACGTTTGCTACAACGTAAAATGCGGCAAAGACTAAAAAGTTATACATAGACTATGAGTTTTAATGACAGAGTTAGGATAGTTCTCGTACTAGGTTAGTCCAAATCCTCTTGGTATTGATGGTTGTTGCCTCAAAAAAGGTTCTCCTTTCTTCGAACGACGAATCACAACTCCCGGAACAAAGGTTAATGCTTCGGCCACTACGTAGGAGCCATCAGGATTACGCTGTTGTGTTGTTACTTGAACTAAACAACCAGCGTTTACAATCTCCATTGCCTTTGTTGACTTCATCCAGCCCTCAGTTTCAGAAGAGGCTTTCGAAAGAAGTTGAAACAAATCTCCATCTCCGAAGACACTAACGTCGGACACATTTTTTTGGGTTCCGCTAATGTCAGTATTATGCAACGTTTTCATAATTGTTCTCTAATTAGGTTATGAGTTTTAATGACAGAGTTAGGATAGTTCTGGCACTAGATTAATCCCTGTTCGCCACGTAGGTTTTAGCCTATAGTAACCTGCCTACGACATACAGTTACCGAGGTTGCTGCTTAACAGCCAAATTAGGGATCCAGTCTGTCAATGTTTGCCTAACGTATCAGATACAAAACGCCGCGACGCGCTTCTCTTAACACGTTAGGACTTTATAAAATCGCCAGGAGACGGAGTCGAACCGTTCTTACCTGTGGACTGTGTTGCAGCGTCCTACAACTCCACACAACCCGCTATTTCTTACGCTTATTGCAAATCCACATAAGATTTCGCTTGTTGTCCCAGCATAATATGTGATTGGTGGAGACGGAGGGTAACGATCCCTCGTGCTGAAAGTCGTCAGTAGTTGCCATCTACATGGATAGCACATCGTGGTGTGCGGCCATCTAACAGGTACTACGGTTGAACGTTGCTAAAGTGACACTGAGTTTCTTGATCTAAGCAACAAGATCGAGAACAGTGGACGGAATCATTGTGATTGCGGCAAGATCCCCTTCGGAATCTCCGCCGACGAAGTTGGTCTGAGCCAAGAATTCGTCGACCGTCATTTGTGATGTGTTTGCATCTATGGTTGGTAGGCTCTTTACCTACAAGCACCATGCAGCAAAGACTTCGATCTCTCAGTCGAATCCATTTCGTCCCCATGATGTAAAGAACAAGTCACCACCCTATCCGTCTTTCGGGCAGATTTATCACACAGAACACCAAACGGACTGCGTGGGTTTCCCTAAGCTGCGGGTAATACATCTAATCCCGGTAAAGAGTCAATGTACCTTCTGAAAGAGTTACCGCTCAATCAGACAACCTTATTTAAGAACGTCCCACCCACTCATTTACCCGAGGTTCGTTGCAGCTACTACTCGGCACCTTCTTCTATTTCGGCTGAATGGTTAGGCTGATGAATCGGAAGGAATCGAACCTCCGACGCGCAACGTTTCAAGTTGCCGCTCTACCACTGAGCTACGATTCAATATTGGGCGGTGACGGAGAGGCCGAATAATAAACATTGACCCAAACACATACATCTCGCCACCGCCCTTTCCCAGAAACACATTAGAACTATAAACACACTAGAGATATAATATACGAAACAATGACATTAAAGTTGCATGAAGATTTAGTGAACGTTTATTGGTGCCACAATATCCAGTTTAATGTTTCCTCGGCCTTTCTCTGCACTGTTTCGACCGGGGTTTCTCTTCCTGTAAGTTCACCTATACGCACTGGTGAAGACGCACCTCCGGACACACTGTACATAATAAAAATCCACTTATCTTCTCGGTGTTTCCTCATAATCTTTAGTATCCACTTGAGACCACTCATGGGATGTCTGAAGTTGCGCGTTTGGTTTTCGTCGCTACCGTGCCACTCGTTTATCCATTTGCTCTTGTTGGTGCTTAAATCAATGGTGTGTTTCTCGATTGTAAACGACAATCCTGGGAGAGCGACGTTTAAACATTGATCGGCTTCAATTTTACCAACGATCAACTCTTTTCTATCAGGCGAAAGTCGAAATATATGAAACGCCCAACCCACATCATCTATATACATGACGTGATGTATAAGCTTGTGTCCAATAGCTTCACTATGCTTGGGATCGAGAGGATACGGCTGTATAAAGTCGTGGTCCGTGGTCAACTTCTGGGCGAAAAAAATTTCATCGTCCAACCGACCGACAATTACTTTGATGGTGAGTTTCATGGTTAGTCTCCTAGTTCCTGGTTTAGTATAGTTCAGGGTTGCAAGGGGCGGGAAACACCAATAAGTCAACCGGACACATCGTGTTGTATATTCCATTGGCGCACCGATCCGCGATATGGGCTGCTCTACTGCCATAATAAAAGAAACGAGATTGCCGCCGACACGTTTCCCAGAGCAGTTCCTTGAATTTCCTGATTCCGGTCATCGTAGTTAGATTTACTTCTGTTTCGTCTATGCCCAATGTAGGCAATATGAAGATGAGTAACTCGCGATAATCGGCCTTTGCGGTTGGATCAGGAATTTTTTCTAATAGGGTCATAGGACACCACCATTGGCCATGATTTCGTCATATGCTGCTCCAATGTGCCTACGCATTATATCCATAAACAACGGTGTTACATCATAATAGGGCACCATTATAGGATACAAGACAGTCATACGGTCTTGAACCCACAGGATGCGACGGCGAAAGTCATCGTCGTGTATGACGTGATAGATCACTCCGTTCACACGTAGCGCCGTTACCTTGTCGTACAGAACCGTCCTGTATCCTTCCTTTTGTACGTCGTAGACAAAACGTCCAGTGCCTAGTGCTTTTGGATTCCACGAACCTCCAGTGCCTTTGAGACCTTTTGTGACTCCGAGACGACCGTTTAAGACACGGGTAGTCCTGTTTTTCTTGATGAATGTGACGCCGAATATACGGCCCTTCGTCGATTCGATGACTTCACGTACCTGAGACCGAGGGATTGTGTTGTAACTGGTCATGGTTTTTTCGGTTGGATGAATAAGTGGATTACGAAGGATAGACAAACTGCTCCGGTTAGAAGCCAACACAACTGCGGTGCCCAGTCAATTGCTGAGTTTGTGCTGTCGAACAAATACATAAGCCCATTAAACGCATATATTGCAACATAAAATATCAAACAACTAGAATCTGGATAGGTCAGTCTAACTTTAATAAACGCGCATCTAACTGGACTCCACAAAATGGTTAAGACGAGCATGAAGTACCAGAAATAGTACGGGTTATTGAAGAAGTTGAGCATAGCCTTTTTGGAATAAGGATGGTTTCTTCGATTTGATGAGTAAGCAAATTACGAAACTCCCGCCCGTAAACGAGTGGGCTTTTTTTGGTGCTAATTGAAGCCTTCTATAAATAGTCTCATTTCGTCAACGGTTGACAACATTCCGCCCATAACCTGCATTGTCCCAAGTATGAGACCAGAATGATTAGCTGTTTCTGGATGCTTTGAAAGATCCGATGCCATAGATGCCCAAGCGTTACTAACATCACCAACATCAAGGTATTGCCGAGCACGTATCTTGCACCATTCTACATGTTCTTGTCGTGTTACGATGGTTTCCATAGTTGCACCTGGTTTTTAGGGATTAGGATAGTGTCAGTAGGACTACAATAGCGTGGGTCTACGCCGAACCGATCCATTAGTTGTTTACGGGTCAGTTCGTAATATGTTCCCCCTTTAATGTAGTAACGAAACTTTTTGGTGACTCGGAGACTACCTCCGATATTGATACGGTATGTCATTCTATAACAGGATCTATTCCGAATTTGTTATCGATTAAACCCCCTATAATGTCAACGCCAGTGTGGGGAGCCATTCCGTCCCCCATAGCTACACCAACTTGCTCCCTTGCAACACCCCATTCTTCAATCAAATCACTGAAGAGTATCAAGTCGATACCTTGCAGTTGGCTCTGCAAAACATCTGGATCCGTAAGATCAAGTTTGTGGATATCCAGGGCTATTTTGAGTAGTTGTCCCGCATTGATTGTCCAGCCCCTCGATAAGAATTTTCGCAGACGGATGAACGACGCCAAAGAAAACTCACTACCCGTGTAGAAGAGTTCTTTGGTTAAGATAGAGACTAAAGTTTCTTGCGGCAAACGAAGGTGTCCGTCTTTATACCAACCCTTCGTATGAACGAAATCAAAATTATTCGCCACGGTTTCTGCATCTCCATACCATCCAAGGATCAACTGGAACACATGGTTGTTGAGCTT